GTCAGGTAGCCCCCCCGGCCCGATATTTCTGCGCAGGCCGCTGACCTGCGACGATGCGACGGTCACCATCCGATCACTGACCCATCAGACAGCCTGTACCAGCGGTGTTGCGGCGGGCCGTTCCAGAACATCGGCAGATGTTCATGCAGGTCAGTGTGCCCTTCGAAGCGTGTGCATCGGTGGATGTCGCCGACGTTCGTGCCGCTGATCCGGTCGGCGTCGGTGATGGCGTCAGGGCAGGTGGGCAGGGTAGGGGTAGGGGTGGGTGCCAGCCCGTGCTGTTGCAGCGTCAGGTCGCGCAGCTTGCGTGTGACCAGCATCGGATCATCGACTGATGGTTCGATGGGTTCGGTTGGCGTGCGGCTGCTGATCACGGCAGCGACGATCCAGCTACCCCAGACGACGGGCAGCAGCATGTCTAGTGCTGGTGGGGCTGCACCTTGTGCGAAGTGCAGGTATCCCCATAGCAGTGTGCACATCAGTGCGGTCAGTGTGGCTACTGATCGCAGCCATCGGTCGATGGGCTTCATCAGTCGACCCACCTTGCGATGTACCAGGCTTCGCTGATGCAGTGTGCGTCGTTGCAGGACCAGGACGGCGGGGTGATCGTCCATTGCATGTAGTACTTCGCGGGGTGTAGTTCGTAGACCCAGGTGTGGCCGTCGATGGCGTTACGCAGGATGCCGTGCTGGTCGACGCTGACGTGCAGGATGCCGCCGCCGCGGCAGCCCCACGGTCGACCGCCGGGTCGTAACGCTTGTGCGATGTAGTCGGCGCTTGTGATCAGGATCGGGCCGTGAGTCAGCGCTGCGATGACTTCGGCTTCGGTGTGATTTGTGGTGATGTGGGTGGGTTCGCCTAGCGATGTGGTGACGGTGCCGTCACGGCGCCGGGTGATGGTTTGCATGGCATTGGCTAGCCGTGGGTGCAGGTCCAGCGTGGTCATTAGTCGGGCCATATCCCTTCGTGTAGCCAGGTGCCGGGCATCTGTGGGCATTCGGTCTTTTGGCCGGTGAGTCGCCATGTGTGGCGTGCGCCGAAGGTGTTCAGGTGGATGTGGCCGATGCCGTTGATGTGGCTGCCTGACCATCCGGCTTTGCGCTGGCCGTTCAGTAGTGCGTTGACCATGTCTTCGTGGAACCACATTTGGGCGCCGTAGGTGCCGCCGGCGTTGCCGCGGTTGGCTGCGTTGCGGGCTTCGATGGCGCGGCCGGGCGGTCGTGGTCGGTGTGATCCTGTGTCGGGCGTGGGGATCGTCACCAGGTGACCCCGCATTCGCAGGTGTGCATTTCTTCGTGGCCGTCTTGGTATTGGCAGGCGTGTTTGGGGCTGAATTCGTCGGCGTGGGTGGCTTGGCAGCACGGCCATTCGCCTTGCAGGTTGCATTCGGGTGTGATGCTGTCGGCCATGTCGCGCAGTTGGGTGGCGATGTGGCGGGGTAGGTTGGGCGCGCTGAAGACGGGTAGCAGCAGGTGTTCGTCGCTGGTTTGTGCGGCGAAGGATGCTAGCGACCTGAGTAGTTGCAGGTCGGTCAGGCCGGTGGGCGTGTCGGCGGTCATCAGAAGGCGCCTGCGTCGTGCAGCACGGCGTGGGTGTCGGCGACGGCCCCCAGTTGGCGTGATAGCGGGTCGGGGTGCAGTTGGCGGATCAGCGTTTTGCCGTCTTCGGTGATGGCGTAGACGTAGCGGCCGTTGACCTTCGATGTGCGGCGGTGTAGTAGCCCTTTGCTGGTGAGGTTGGACAGGATGCGGGCGGCGCCGGGGTCGGGGAGGTCGGCAGGTGCGTGCCATGTGTAGCCGCTGAAGCGGATGCGTTTCAGCAGGTCATGTTGGCGTTCGGTTAGTTTCATGTCGGATTCCTTCGGATTTCTGCGGGCAGTCAGCACGGTGCTGACCGTGTACGGCTGGGTAGTACAGGCAGGTCGGGCATGGCGGCGGTTTGCTGGTGCAGTCGTTGCGGTGTTGGCCGTGGACGTGTAGGTGCAGGCCGCAGCCTGCGCACCAGACGTTTTCACGGGTGTGGTTGTAACCCATCAGGTGGGCTTTCAGGCGCGGCATCAGAAGGCCGCGTTCGGGCAGGTTTCAGGGCACTGGAACGCTAGGCCGTGGTGGATGCGGCACCAGTAGACGCGGCGCAGGGTGTCCAACTGCTGCTGAATGTCATCGGGCATGGCGTGGCGTGCGCGGGTGCCCAGGTGGCCTGTGTGTGGAACGCATTCGGCCAGGGTGCGGTGCCAGCGGTAGCGCAGCACGTTGGCGACCGTGATGTCGTTGCTGATGTCTTCGGCGCGGTGGCGGCCGTCGTATGGCCGGGCGAAGCGAACTGCGGGTGCTGTGGTCATGGTTTGGGCCATTCCAGTGCTAGGTCGCCCAGGCCCTTGTCGTCTGCGCCGGTTTGCAGCTGGAGCGCTGGGCGTAGGTGGTCGCGTGACCCGTCGCCACGCTGTTTGTTGCAGGTGTCGTGCAGGAAGCGGTTTGCGGCGTTGCGGAAGGCGCCGAAGCGGGCGCGTGACTTGCTGTGATCGGCGTGTAGCGCCTTCTTGTCCCAGTTCTTCTTCGCGTCTTTGAACATCGGTTTGCCGCACCACCAGCAGCGTTTCCCGTCGACGAAGCGGGTCAGCATGTTGGCGCGGTTTTCCTGGTGATCCCAGCCCAGACCTTTGTCGGTGGTCTTCTGGTGCGCGCTGCGTGTCTTGTTAGGCATCGCGGCCCGATTCGATCAGTTCGGCAGCCAGGTGGCCTGCGCGCTGTTCTGGTGGGCTGGTGTGGCCGCATTTGCAGATAGCGATGGGCAGCCACCAGCCGCCGGGTGCGCGCACGGTGTGGAAGTCGATGCGCACGATTTCGTGGCGTTCCAGGACGTGCCGCAGCGAATCCATCGTCACACCTGGCGGATGTCGGGTTCTGGGAAGTGGCCGGGGCCGGGGTCGGGGTGCTGCGTCGGTGGTTGGCGTACGAAGTCGCTGTACGCGCCAGGGTCGCTACCGGGTGCGAAGTCGGCGTCGGCGTCGGCGGGCGGGCCTTGTACGACCGACATGCGCACGGCCTGCACAGCGTTGCCCAGGCAGAACTTCACCTGCTGCATCATCGCGACGAAGAACTGGTAATGGGCTTCGGGCACCTTCAGGATGAAGGACTGGTTGCCGGGCAGGTAGACGACGAAGATGTCGCCTTCGCGGTCGACCCACTGCTGGAACTGGGCCGGCGTCATGTTGGTCATGACGCTGGGTAGTTGTTCGACGCTGGGGTCGCGTGTGGGGTCTTCGATGTCGGCGGGGCCGTCGCGGAACGTCACGCAGCCGCACTGTTCGGTTGTGTCGGGGTCGCGGCGGCGGCAGCCGTCGACATCGTGCCAGCGCTGCTGATGCAGGCAGGTGCCGCACAGTTGGGTGGCTGTGGGGTCTTCGATGTCGACCGCGGTGTCGTTGTGAAACGTCATTCCGACTTCGGCCATGTGGTCGCCCGCTTCTTCCAATTCAGCGCTGGGCAGGTGGCCGTAGCGGCGCATGTGATCGGTCATGTTCGCGTCGCAGGGATCGGGCTGGTCGGTGGTCATGTCGGATTCCATTCGGTTGTTTGTGTGGTGGCGGGGTTCAGACGCAGCTGGGCCTAGTCAATCCGACTCGACATCATGAACCTGCTTTGCTTCAGGCTGGCGCAGCAAGGGGAGAAATGATCGCCGCCGCCTTCCGTTTGACGCCCGGCGAACCCCGCCGTGACGCCCCAGGTTCGGGTACTGCGTCATGTTGGTCATGCTATGGCGTGCCCGTTGCGGTCGGTAGTGAAGGCAGTGCACGGGCAGGGTGTTTCGGTGCGGCCGCCGTGGTCGCCTTCACGCGCCGGGTGATCCGCTGGCGGGCCGGTGACCGCGACGACGGTGCAGCGGGTGTCGCCATTGCGCAGGTGCTTGTGACCGGCGTGGCCGCAGACGCAGTGATCAACTGACACGCGGCGCCACCTTCGCGATGTCGGCGCATTCGGCGCAGGGTTCGCCGTCGGGGTCGCGTACGGGTCCGCAGATCGAACATGCGGTCGCTGGCCGGAATCGGGTGCAGCCGCAGGCATTGTTCACGTGCGGGTGGCGTGCGCCTGGCGTGACGCAGGTGATGCAGCCTAGGCAGTGGCCGGTGGTTTTGCCGTGTTCGGACTGGCGGTGTCCGCAGTGGCATTTCGGGTCGGTCGACATCAGTGTCCTTCTTCGGGTGGGAACAGGTCGCTGGCGATGCGTTCGATGATGGCGCGGTCGTTGCCGGCGTCGCGGCCGAACTGGTGTTTGGCTACCCATTCGGTTAGGACGGTGACGGCGTGGGCGCGTGGGTCGATCCAGGTGTCGCGGGTGGGCACCCAGACCGGGTGCCGCCCGGTTTCGCGGATCGCGTCGTAGTGAATGGCGTTATTCGTCATCGCCAGTTCCAGCGCGTTCAGTCGGTCGCGGTCGTTGGCGGGTAGCGGGCCGCCGCCTTTTCGGACGCGTGCCGATAGCGCGAACCAGCGTTTGACCAGTGCGCCGCCGGATCGTTGCATGTGGCGGTTGCACAGTGGGCGTTCGTTGCGGCGGATGCGTGGGCAGATCGGGCAGTGATCGGGTGTCATGCGGCCGCCAGGATGATCCACGCGGCGATAGCGCCCAGCGCGACCAGCGACAGCAGCAGCAGCACCATCTGGGCCGACATGCCGGGTCGGGGTTCCCAGTATTCGCCTGTGCCGCCCTGGCCGACGTTGCTGAAGTACCAGCCGGGCGCCAGCGGGTCATCGGCTGGCAGTGGGCCTGTGATCACATACGGCGGCCCGTCGGGCGTCGGGATCAGGCTGTTACGCAGGATTTCGCGTTGCGCTTCGGTCAGCCTGAACATGTCGGCCGGATAGCGGGGTCGCCCCCGGTCTTCCAGCACTTCGTTCGGCGGGTAGGTGGCATCGCGGCGGTATTCGATGACCGGCATGTCGTCCAGCAGCCCGTGACGTTTCAGGAAGTCATGGGTCGATTCCAGACGGCGGCGCACGGCTTCGGTTTCCAGCACCCACGGGCTGTTATCCAGCAGTGGGTTCGGCCAGCTGCGCATCGCGGGTAGGCCGCCGGGGCTGTCTTCGACGATGGCGAAGTCGCCGGTTTCGTCGCGCCAGGTGGCCGGGTCGTGCGGGTTTTCAGTTGTCATCGTGGGCTGCTTTCAGGATTTCGGAATCGGGTATCGCGCAGGCGCGGGCCATTTCGACCCACGGCACGCATTCGACGGTCCAATAGTCGGCGATGGACATGTTCGCGGCCACGGGTTTCCAGATGTACACGTCTGTGGCGGCGATGGTGATCAGGAAGTCGTGACCGCGGCGGATCGCTTCGGCGATGGGGCCTAGCGCTTCGCCGCTGTCGATCAGGACGGCGCCGGGGAAGTCGCGGCCGACGCTGCCGCGGCCGATCTGGCCGGGCAGGATCGGCACGTGGGTCATGACGCGGCGTTCCAGCAGTTCGGCTACGACGACGTTGCCGTAGTTGCGGCTGAAGTCCTTCGACCAGGCCCGAATCAGCACGTTCTTCATCAGCGCCGCCTGGTGAATCGGCCGTCGGTGCCGCGTTCGGCCACGAAGATCACGTACGACCAGGTGCCTTTGTTGAAGACGGCGCGGTCGTCGCAGCGGCTGCCGTGCAGCTTCAGGATGCCGTCTTTGATGGTGTGGGCGACGGCGCCGGGCACCACGGTTTTGCGGCTGCCCCAGTACACTTCGGCGGCCATCATGCACGCCTGCGGTGACGGTCGGCCATCTGCTGGGCGTAGTCGTCCAGCGACTGGGCGGCGATGGGATCGTCTTCGGGCTGGGCGGCCGATCCGACGCGGGCGATGAACACATGCCACGCGCCCAGGCCCTGCGGCCCGTGCCCGACATCGCGGAAGTCGACGGTGCCGCGGAAGTCCGCACCCACGTACAGGCATTCCTGCGGGATTTCGCGGCCGGTGCCGATGATCCACACGCCGTACACGGGGATCAGTTCGTCGGCGAACAGCGCCTTATTCGGGTCGTCGGGCAGCTTCGGCCTGTTGTCTTCGTCGGCGAAGGCGTACAGGTCGATGGTCGGGGCCGCGTCGACGGGTAGTTCGCGGCCGTCGGCGTCTTTGCGTGGGTGCGCAACGACCGACAGGATCGTGCCGGGCCAGATCGGCTGCAACTGCTGGAAGTCCTGGATCGGCAGTTCGTAGCGGAATATCTGGGCCATGATCATTCCCCCAGCTTCGGGCGCTGCGGGCTGCTGATCTTCGCCAGGGCCAGCCAGTCGTCGAACCACGCCCAGAAGTCGGCGTGCGTCCAGCGTTGCCAGCCGTCGGCGCGGCCGCCGCTGATGACCAGGTTTTCGGTGTGGTCGTCGCCAGCTGCGCGGTGGCCCAGCACGGTGATTCGTGGTGATGCGGCGGTCAGTTCGCGCAGCGCGGGGCCTTGTCCGCGTTTCAGGCCGACGCCGGCGCCTTTGTGTTCCAGGATCAGCATCTGGCCGTTGACTTCCAGCATCCCGTCGACATCGGTGAAGCCGACGTTGCGGCCTAGGTAGCGGGTGGCGTGGCTGTTCATGCGGTCGAACGCGGGTAGGCGTTGCAGGTAGCAGCCGCGCAGGATCGGGTAGTCGTTGCGGATGACGGCTTCGCATTCGCCGACGAATCGGTGCGACGCGGCGGCGGGGTAGATCGGTGCTTCGAACATGTCGGATTTCCTTCGTGGTCGGTGGTATGAATTCCGGTATATTTTCGCGGCTATCGCAGTTGCGTCATCCCCCGTTCTTCAGGTGTGGTCATGCCCCAGATGCCTTCGGTTTCGTGGCGTTCCATCGCATATTCCAGGCATTCGCGTGTGACCGGGCAGGTCGCGCAGACGTTCTTCGCCCGCCGCACCAGTTCGGCGCGTGCCCTGGACATGCCGTTCGCGGTGTCGCGCAGCCGCGGCGGGTAGAAGATTTCGGGGTTGCCGTCGAACACGGCTGGGCGACACGCCGCTGACAGCTTCCACCTGTTGGCGGGGTCGACAGCTTCGGCGGCTTCATCCACGGCGGGCCTTCTTCGCCTTCGCCATCTGCGCCCACGTCTTCACCGGCTTCGGGCGGCCCGGCCATTCGACGCCGTGGATCACGTTGTGGTGGCGTGCGCCTGGCCGGAATGGTGGCGTGGCGCCTAGGTGCATGACACCCATCATCGCTAGGCCCAGCGCGTCGCCCAGGTCGTGATTCGGGACGGGCACGGCGCCAGGCCACCAGCGTTCAGTCGCTTCGATCACTTCGCGTTTGTCTTCGGATACGCGCCCCGACCCGGTGACGAACTGGTGGCCGTGCTGGTTGTGAATCACGGCAATGGGGATACCCATAGCGTCCAGCGCGCCGTACACGTCGTGCCACAGCGCCCAGCGGTCGCCGTAGCTGTAGAACGTCTTCGTGACGGGCAGCATCGCTTCGACGCACACCAGGTCTAGGGGTAGGTGGCGTTTGACGACGTTGATGACGCCGCGGGCGACGGCGCGGATGCGCCGGTTTCGTTCCTGCCAGCCGTCGGCTTCTGATCCGGCGATGCCGACATTTTGCAGCACGGTGGGCCAGACGCAGCCGGGCCGCGGGTGTTCGTCGGGCAGTTTGTAGGTGATGCGGGTCAGGTCGTTGGTCAGGACGGTGACGCCCGATGACACCAGGGACAGGTCTAGGCCGGCCACTGCGATCATGCGATGGCTTCGATCTGAACGATGTCTTCGCCCCGATTCGTCGGCCGCTTGCACGTCGGGCAGTGGATCGGCCACAGGTTGCGCGGTATCCGTTCCTGCAATTCGCGAATCTTCTTCCAGCCCGCGATCAGGGCCTGGCCGCTGCACGGCTGACACATGTACGCGGTGACGTTGCCGACGGGGTCGATGCGCGCCGCGTCGGCGGCGTCGTCGGCGGGGTCTTCGCATTCGCCCCAGCGGTGCAGCCGCACCAGCACGACGGCGGTGTGTGGGCACTGGCGGCCGTCGAAGCGTGCTTCGCACTGCGGCGACCGGACAGGCGCGTCGGTGCGGGCGATGTCGTTCAGACGGCGCAGGACTTCGTCGTCGGATAGGTCGTTCATGTCAGCGTTCCCGGTAGTGATCGGCCTTGTCGGCGATGGTATCGGGATCGGTGCCGGGCATCCGCCAGTTCGGCTGCGTCGACGTGGCGTGCCGCCGTGCGTGGTGTTGGCGTCTGCGGGCCTGTTCCAGTCGTTCTTCGGCGACCAGGACGCTGTCGAATGCGGCGTGCGCGGCGGCGTTGGCCCGGCCAGCTGGGTGCCGCCCCGACATCATCGCTTCGTGCCGCTTGTTACGCAGGGCCAACTGGTCGGCCAGGGCCGCCGCGATGTCGAACGCGGCCCGGTGCCCGGTGCACATCGCGTCGACGACTTCCCCGGCTGGATCGGTGATCTGCCACCACGTCGTCGGCTTCGTGTCGAACCAGCCGCTGACGGCCAGCGAACGGTGCGTCACCCGGTAGACCGGTTCGCGGGGCCGGAAGTCGATGCAACTGCACTGGCCCAGCGGCATTCGGGTGCATACCAGTCGGTCGTGGCGGGCGTGCACGTCGAACACCAGGTGATGGGCGGCCGCACTGTGGCGGCAGACGCAGCGGTGCAGGCGCGGATCGCGGTCGTTCACTTCTTCTGGGCCTTCCTGGCGTCGGACATTCGGCTGGGATGTGCGGGGAACTTGCGTAGCGGTCGGCTGGGTTCGTCGACGTGGTGGCAAACCTGATCAATTGGAGCGTGACAGTCGCGACAGGGGACGGTCAACGCGACGCGCCGCATTGCTTCGCGTTCGTCGATGGCGGCGGTCGGTGTGGGTTGCATGTGGCCGTGACTGGATTCGTTGCGCACGTTGCGCCAGAACGATGTTTCGTCTTCGTCGGGTTCAGGCATGGTGTGGGCCGCTGTAGGTGCACGATGACCGGGCGGTTTCGCTGACGGTGACCGCTAGGTCGTGGTCGCCGTCCAGCACGCTGCTGACCTTCGACCACAGGTGAATCGCCAACAGTTCGCTGGTCGGGTTCGGGATCACATCGTTTAGCGTGCGGTGATCCAGCGTGTCGATCAGCGGCTTCACGATGGTGTCGATGTCGGCGAAGTCCATCACCATGCCTGACCGATGGTGCACGATGCCGGTCACGGCGACGGTCACGGTGTAACTGTGGCCGTGCATCCGACCGCACTTGTGCCCTTCGGGAACGAACGGAAGTCGGTGCGCCGCTTCGAACGTGTAGGCGCGGCTGATGGTGGCCGTGTGTAGTTCCATCAGGCGATTCCGATCACTTTGTGCGTTTGCAGGGACAGCGACCAGGTCGGATGGGTCAGGCAGTAGTCGACGGCGGCGGCCAGGTTCGCTTCGTAGTTCGGCCCGTCCATCGGTTGCAGTCGCTGGCTGCGCGCCGTGACCAGTTCGGTCGCCACGTCGGGGTCCAGGTGCGGCTGCGGGTAGACCAGTTTCAGTTCGTCGGCGTGACGCTGGCGGATGTAGGTGCCTGCCTTCGGCGACACGCACACCCAGTCGACGCCGTCGGGCACGCGGCGGGTGCCGTTGGTTTCCAGCGCGATGAAGAACCCGCGGGCGCGCAGCAGCAGCAGCAGGTGTTTGTCCAGTTGCAGCGTCGGTTCGCCCCCGGTGATGACCACCATGCGGCGGCCGCTGTCGGGCCATAGCGCGGCGACGGCGTCGGCCAGGCGGGCAGCGTCGGTGTACGTGGTCTTCACGTCGGCGAAGTCGGTATCGCAGAACCGGCAGGCAGCGGTCGCCCGGTCGGCTTCGCGGCCGGTCCACAGGTTGCAGCCAGCGAAGCGCAGAAACACAGCTGGGCGGCCTGTGTGGGTGCCTTCGCCCTGCAACGTGTAGAACAGGTCATTCACCCGGTACATCAGGCGATCCCGGCGGCGGCGCGGTTGATGCAGGCGCCGCATTCACCGCACGGTGTCGGTGTTCCGGCGTAGCACGACCAGGTTTGCGTGAAGTCGACGCCCAGCAGTCGGCCACGGTCGACGACCTGCGCCTTCGTCATATCCGCGAACGGCGTGACCAGTTGGACGTTGGCTAGCTTCGTGCCCAGCATCAGCACCCGGTTCATCGCCCGCACCCATTCGGGTCGGCAGTCGGGATACCCGGCATTGTCGTCAGCGGTGGCGCCCAGGATCACGTCGCCGCCGCCCAGCGATTCAGCCAGCGCTGCCGCTGACGACACCAGAAGCGTGTTGCGCATCGGCACGAACGTGTCGTCTGGGCTGGTGGCCGGCGTGGTGGGCAGCGGTGCGCCGTCGCGGGCCAGCGCGCAGTTGTTGGCGACGCCGTCGACGCTGAAGACGTAGTGCGGCACGTTCGTGGTCAGGCATTGCGCGCCAGCGCATTTGATTTCCTGGGTGCGGCTGCGTTGGCCGTAGTTGACGGTCAGCGCGACGACGGTCGTGTGGTCGGCGATGGCTTCGTACAGTGCGACGGCGCTGTCGGCGCCGCCTGATAGCAGAACGATGGCGGTCATGTGTCGGATTCCTTCAGGTCGAATAGTGCGGGCTGGTCGTGGGCGCGGCGGGTGGCGCCCAGGATGATCGGCAAATTGCGGTCGGGGCCGAAGGTCAGCGCCGTGCCGTCGCAGCTATGGCAGCCGATGGCGTGGGCATACCTGTAACGCTTCGCCGTGTTGACCCGGCCCATATGGACATGCTTGCCGCGGGCGTGGGCTTCAGCGACTAGTTTTCGGGCGTGCGCACCTAGCTTCCAGGCGGTCGTGCCGCCGATGAACAGCACGTCCAGGATCGGCCACGGTGGCGCGTCGGCCCGCCGTTCGCTGCCGTCCTGGGCGACGAACGCGGCCCGGTAGCCCAGATCGCGGATGCGTGGCAGCCACGGCAGCGAACGGTGCAGGGTGGCGCGGGCATCGCCGACGACATCGGGCGCCGTCGCGAACGCGCACAGTGGATCGCCTGCGTTGGCTTCCAGCCACGCCCACCACTGATCAGGATCGAAGCCGTTGCCGAAGCACCCGTTGTCCGCGCACCAGCGCACGCCTGGCGGTCGATGGTTGCGCTGCTTAGGGGTGTCGATGAACCCGATGTCGCCGCGCTGGATCGCTGCGTGCACGGCGGCGTTACCTGTCGGGTTTCCGTAGAACAACACGCTGAGTTATCCCCACTGTGCATCACCGCTGTGCATATTCGGACAGGCGGCGGGCTTGCCAGGATCGGACCACGTCGTCGCGGTGAAACTGGGCGGCGGTGACGGTCGGGTGCCAGCTGGTCGTGCGGTGATCGCGATAGATGCAGGTCAGGATGAACCCGTTAGCCAGCCCGCCGTCGATCATCGTCGATGGGCGGATCAGCCATAGCGTGCCGTCCAGGTCGCGGCGCTGAAGGTAGCGTTTGCCGACCCATAGGCCGACGAACTGGGCGCGGCGGCGGCAGGCTGTGCGATTACGGCAGACGGGCCGGTCGCTTCGGTGGTCTAGCCAGCCGCGTTCACCCAGGCGGCCGCACTGCCCGCAGACCTTCATCGCGTCGGCCTGCGGCTGCGGCCGACGGGCTGGCCGTCGGGGATCGGGCGGCAGGTGCGACACAGCCGGTAATCAGCACGCACGGCCGCGGCGCGCACGACCTCTAACGGCGCGGTCGCCGCCCACGGCCAGGCGACGGCCCCGCCACGCTGCGCCATGTGACAGGCCGCGATGTGCACCATCGTCGTGCGGTCGCTGCGCTTCACCAGCACCAGCCCCACACCCTTCGCGGGGCTATCGGGCCGCAACATGATCGCGGCCCGACAGGGTGGGCTGTTCGTCCAGCTGCGTGTCGTCGCCGCTGTGGTAGCGGATGCGGGTGCGCGGATCGACGTGCGGCCGCAACTGCGCCGTGGTCACGTCGGTCGATTCGTCGTATTCGGCTTCGGCCAGTTCGTACCAAGCGCCCTGCGGCATCGGCGTTTGCACGTATTCGCTGACGACGGCGTACAGGCCGGTCTTCATCGCCCAGCACACATCGAACCAGGACCAGCGTGCGTTCCCGCACAGGTCTGGCCCCCACAGATGGCCGGCTTCGACCTGGGCCAGCAGGTCAGTCGTTCGGTCGCCCTGGTAGTGCAGTTGGTTCGGCATTGTCTCCCTTGTCGGATGGTGCGGGTGTCAGTGTCACGGTGTTGCCGACGGCGCCGTGCAGCGCCATCAGCCAGGCCATGCGGTCGCCGTCGGTGGCGTCGGCGGCGGGCAAGGTCAGGTTGTGCAGCGCTTCAGGCAGTTGCGCCATCACGTGCACGCGGTAGCGGTCGATCATCTTGTCTAGGTCTTCGACCAGCGGCACGCCTTCGTCGTCGGGGTCCAGGTAGCCCAAGATTCGGTACAGATTCCCCAGCGTGCAGAACATGTTTTCCGTTGACCCGTAGGCGACGGTGATCGCAGCGCCAGTCGGGAACACGTTCGGGTCGTAGTCGTTGACCGGGTTCGTCGGGTCGCTGTCCCCGGTGATGATCCGCGGCGGCGTGGTCATCGCAGCCGCCTAGTTTCGACGGGCTGCGTCTTGCGCCGGATGACCAGTTCGACCGGTTCCATCGCCGTGTCAGGCGGCCGCCAGCCGGGCACGTCGCTGGTCCCCTTGCCGTAGCCGAACGCGCCTTCAGCGACTTCGATGGCGTCGTGCAGGTTCGCGTGCGACTGCTGCGCGGCGGTGAAGATCAGGTTTCCGTTACGCCACACCCGCATCGCGTACCCGGTATCGACTGATTCGTCGTTAGCTTCCGCTGGGTCAATCGTGATTGTGATCATCGGCCTGAACCTTCCTGTTGTGCGGCCTGTCTGCGGCGGATCGCTTCTGCGACCTGCTGCGATTCGGTGCGTGCGCGCAACATGGCTTCCTGGCGGGCCAGAATTCCAGCGCGCAGGAAGTTGGCGCACGCCATCATGGCGGCGAACATCGGGTCGTCGTCTTCCGGCCCGGCGGCCAGGTCGTTGGCGGCCTTCAGCCACCTGTCGCCCTGGTCGATCAGCGCCTGTTCGGATGCGCTCATAGTGCACCGACCTGACGGCCGCGGGCGCGGCGCTGCTGGCGCTGGCGGGTACGCCGGCGGGCCTTGCGCTGGGCGCGGCGTTCGTCGACGCGCCACGGTTCCACGGTGCCCTGATAGACCGGCTTGTCGTGCAGGCCGCCCAGGATCGCCATTTCGTACTGCGTCGGTTCGCGCATCGGCCGCCCTGGCACGAACGGCTTACGGTCGCCGTCGTCGGCGGGTTCAGGCTTCGGGTCAGGTTTGTTGCGGGCGTCGATCACCATGCCCACCAGCTTCTTCAGCCCGGCCTTACCCGGCGTGTTCATCGCGTCTTCCAGCCGTTCGGCCGTAGCCGTGTCTTCGGCGGAAGGTTCAGGTGCGGCGGGCGCCCCGGCCATTGCGTGGCGCCCGCGGCTTCGGTTCGACATGTCGGATCAGTCCTTCGTTTCGTCTTCGTCAGCGGCGTCTTCGTCCTGGTCGGGGAAGTCGACGACCGTGCCCATCGCTTCGCCGATGCTGACCGGTTCGCCTTCGGCGCCAGCTGCGGCTTCGTCGACGGTGCCGTCTTCGTTGATCATCGGCGCGGTGTTTTCGTTCGCGTCAGGTGGCAAGTCCTGACCGGCCCGTGCGACCGACAAGATTTGCAGCTTGCGGGTGTAGCGCATTTCGCCGTCGGTGCGCCGCGACTTCGCCGCGCCAACGACTTCGACCTTCACGCGGAATTCCAGTATTTCGTTGATGTGCGGCGGGTTCGGCACGGCCTTCGGTGTGCCGCCGAACGACAGGTAGGCGTCGATGGATAGGCCGCTGTCGGGGTCGACGACATCGTCCAGTGCGTTCGTCGATTTGTGGTCGGATGCCTTTGTGGTGTCTTTACCCATGCTGGTGCAGTTTCCTTCGGTTGTGGTGGGTGCTACGGGTCGACGATCTTCGACGATTCGGCGTCGTAGCGCGCCGGATCGAAGTCTGGATCAGCGACGTGTTCATCGCTGACGGCTGCGGCCGGGCCGTCGTCGGCCAGGACGATGCAGACGCTGTGACGGCTGCGTGGTGGCAGCGGCGTGATGAACCTGGGCACCACGTAGTCGGGCATCCCCAGTTCGTCGGCCCGCCGCAGCAGGGCACGCATGTCACCCAGCGTCAGCGGTTCATCGTGTTGCGGGGTGACACGGCAGCCCCGCGGCTTCGGCGCCGTCATCAGTCGCGAACCCCCAGCCACGCCAGCAGGTCCATCATCGACAGGGCCAGGTGGTCGACCATCTTGTACATCAGTTCAGGGATGCACGGGTCTTCCAACAGGACAGCGGTGCGCTTCCCGGCGCCGACAGCCCAGCCCAGTTCCAGGTGCGCCGACCGGCCACACGGCAGAACCAGCACGAACGTGTCGGCGGCTTCCATCGCATCGAAGTCGCTGTTGAACCCTTCAACTGACCGCGGATGATCTAGCGCGTTGACGTAATCCGCCGGGTCGCAGGTGTCATCGCGGCCTGTGGTGTTAGGCAGCCCGACTTCGGTCCAGTGGAACCCCGTGCCGTTCGGCGGGTTTTTGAAGTCGTACACGTCGAAGCCGGCCGCCCGCAGCACGTGCACGACGGCGGCCTGAAGGTCGTTTCGCCACGACGACGCGACATAGATAGACCGGGTCAGGTGATGCGTGTGGGCCGGGCAGTTCGTGGCGTTGGCGTCGCGGCTGCCGTCGCAGATGGCCCTAGTCATCGTTCAGGCCCGCTTCGCGGATCGACGCGGCGTTCAGCCCTTCGACCAGCCAGTCGACCAGCTTGCCCTTCTTCTTCCAGTCCTGAAGCGTGTCGACCAGATAGCGCAGTTCGATGGCCTTCAGGTCGTTCGACGATTCGATCCGCCGGTATTCGGCGTTCGGCCGCTTGGCGATGATTTCGCTGATGACCATTAGCCGTTCTTCCCGGTCGGTCATCTTGCCTTCGCCGAACAGCGCGAACATGGCGTCCTGGGCCTTGTCGCGCTGCGACTTCTGCGGCGGCGCCGGTTCATCGGCAGGTGGTTCGGCCTGCGCTTCGTCGGGCGTACCGTCGGCCTTCGGCGGCGCCGGGGACGTGTCGGCTGGCGGTTGATCCGGCGTCGCTGGCCCATCTTCGTCGGGCAGTGGCACTTCGTCGGCGTCCTGCACGTCAGCGCGTTCGCTGGTCGTCGCCTGGCGGGCACGATCACGCAGCCCATCCATGCCGCGGGCACGCGACGGCTGACGACGCTGCTGCGGCGGGTCGTAGTAGTCGCCGACAGCGTCGATGATGCTGCTGTCGCCCATGTCGGCCAGATCATCGGTCGAATACGGCAGGCCCAGCAGGATGTGCGGCGCGATGGTGCGGCACACTTCCGCGGTCGCCTTCGCCCGCAGCATCACCTTCGGGCTGGTGATGTACTTCATGTTCCCGAAGACGACCCAGTATTTGCCGTTCCGGCCAGACCGTTCTTCGCCGTCCCAGTCTTCCTTCACGTTCGGGCGGCGCAGGCTGTCGTCGGTGCGCGGGCGCGGCACCCAGCCTTCCTGAATGCAGTCGTCCATCGTGATGTGCCCGACTTCGTCGGGGCTGATCCGCAGGCCCTTGTCGTCGAAGATGCGCGGGCTGTCGGGTTCCCACGCCCAGATTTCGTGTTCGTCGTTCGTCGCGGTGATGGTGCGGAACGCGTAGCCCTTCGACTTCAGCAGGCCCTTCATCGTGCGGGCTTCCAGACCGGGCGACCCGTTGACCACGATCACCGACCGCAGCGACGCCATCGGCGACAGTTCCAGTTCGGCGCCGAACAGGATCGCGGCCGCGCCGTCGGCGGGCTGATTCTGGAAGCGCTGCGGCACCAGCTTCGATTCGCAGATCAGGTCGGCGAAGAACTTCGCTTCACGCATCGACGCGACGTGATCGCGCAGCGTGCCCAGCGCGGCCAGGCTGATTTCCCTGGCGGGCGGCATCACTTCGATGGTGCCGCGATCCCGCGGGTCGTCGTGGTCGTCGTCGGCGTGGGCGATGTCGGCGCCGTTCCCTTCGGCCGGGGCCGGGGCTTCATCGGCCGGGGCTGTGGTGTCTTCAGTTGTTGTCATCGGTCGTGCCTTCCTGTCGGATGTTTTCTGCGTTGGCCTTCGTGCCCTTATACAGCGCGACGCCGCCCTTACCGTTATTGCGTCGTTCGGCCACGATCACGTCGCCGACCTTCGCGTACTGCGCCTTCTTCATCGCATCCAAGATCAGCGATTTCGCCCCGACGTGGGTCGTCTTCGCATCCTTTTCGCCCTGGTAGGCGTTCAGATACTGCGCGGCCAGCGCGGGTTCGATGTTCACGCTGGTGCCGTCGATGTCGGGGTGCAGTTGGCGCAGGCATTCGTAGGTTTGTTCGCGGTTATCCAGTGGCGGCGGCGTGTCCGATTCCAGGGATCGGTAGAAGTCCACGCACTGGCTGATCATCCACGACGCCACTGACGCGTCCCACGGGATTTCATAGATGCGTTCGTCGTAGTACGGGCCTATCGCCAGCAGGTGGCTGACTTCGGCCCACTTCACCTGATGCGGTTGCGCAGCTGCGCAGAACAGCCGCTGCGCGGTGACCTGTAGCGCGTAGTCGTCTGGGCAGTCGCCTGACAGGTCGTCGCCCCACTGTTCGATGTCGGTCATGGTGCGTGCGATCTTCACTTCGACGACGCGCCGGGATGATCCGCGGACGGCGCGGCGGTCCAGGGTGACGGCGGCGGGGAAGCCGAAGTGATCGTCGGGCACGGTGAACTGCACTTCGCCCGCGGACAGTTGCCAGCCGGGGTTACGCCGGCGCCACCTGTTGGCTGCGTAGGGTTCCATGTCGTGACCGATGTCGAAGGCGTCCTTCGGCGGTTCGGGCGGCACCAGGCCGCGCATCCGATGCCACAGCCGGAATGGCGATTCCCACCTGGACACGCCGCAGATCGCGGCGACCTTCGACGGTGTGATCAGCTTCAGCCATTCCGGCGAACCGGGTTCGATGGCGACGTTGCGCCGCGGGCCGGTCATGCTGTCACCAGTTCGCAGCGGATGACTTCGGCCTTATCGTCGTTGACGGCCTGGTGCACGTGCAGCGCCATCAGCATGTCGGTCGCCTGATAGCCGTACGTCACGTTCTGCACGGTCGTGACCTGGTAACTGTTCATACTTCTGCCCCTGTCGGAATGGGTTCACCGGACATAGGGCACCATGTTCGGCGGGTCATCGGATGATGGCCGTCGTGGCGTCGGTCGTAACCGACCACGGATTCAATTTCGTGCGGCGGCACCAGCGGCCGTTCGCCCTGGCGGTAGTCCACGCCACCTAGCAGCGTCTTGCAGGCCGGGCATTCGATCATGACGCCATGCCTTCGCGGGCCTGCCGCTTCGACAGGATGTCTTCGGCGGTCTGGTCTTCGAAGTCGCGCCAGCGGCGGCCCTTCGCGATGCCGTAGTCGCGGAATCGCTTCTGCAACGCGTCGATGCTGATCCCCATGCGGTGCGCGATGTCGTCGTCGGTGCGGCCCACGGCGCGATAGTCGGCGACGATGTCGGCGAAGTCGTCGGGCACCCGGCCGCGGGTCAGCGGAATGGGCGGCGTCAGCACGGCGGGTTCAGTCGCTGGGTCGTCGATGGTGTCGAAGTCCCACGCCAGCGGGTCGTGCCAGCCCTTCAGTTCGGCGCGGCGCCGCGTTTCCGCTGACGGGCCTGGCCGCATTTCCAGCCGCAGGAACACGTCTTCGATGCGGTCGGCGATGGTGATGTGTGTGGACTTCTGGCTGCCGCTGATCAGCCGGGCCAGGACGGCGCGGCTGACACCCGATTCGGTTTCGATGACGCGGTACGGCCAGCCCATCGCGGATAAGGCGCGCAGCCTGCGGGTGCTGCCCGTGGCGTCGACGCTGAACCCGTCCCACTTGCCTGCCGCCACGAAGGCGCGGCGGCGGCGGTTATAGCAGGTGTTGCAGCGGCCGCGGGCCTGCACGGGCGCTAGCCCGCATCGGCAAAGCTGTTGGTCGCCGTCGGTGGCGGGCCTAGCATCACGGTCAGACATAGGAACATCACCCGTTCTTCGTCCAGACTGCCGCCTTAGCCATCACCCGGCTGGGCGGCAGTCGCCTTATGTGTTCTGGTCGTCCCCGTCGGGGTCCAGGATTTCATCGACGCCGTCATCGACTGGCTGCGCGACGTAGTGCAGTCGGTAGGTCAGCCCGGCTTCGTCGGTCCATTTCTTCCCGTCCAGCGCCGGGTCGTGCGTCGCTAGCGGCGGCAGCGGCGGCGGGGCCAGGTCGTCGGGCTGGTCGCCGTGGAAGAAGGCGCGGATGGTGTTGTCGCTGCACCCGGCGGCCGTCATCACCGCGGCCGACAGGGTGCTGAATCCGTCGCGGATCGCGTCGGCCAGCGCTTCGGTGCGGGCGTCGGCTTCGGCGCGGGCCTGCGCCATCTTCTCAGCAGCTTCAGCCGCAGCGGCGGCTTCCTTCGGGTCTTGCCAGCCCGCAGGTGTATCCCACGCCATCAGTGCCCCCGCTTCTGTTTGCGACGCGCCTTCTTCAGCCGACGTTCAGTCACCGATTCCGCGGTTTGGCCGGCCAGTGGCGCCAGCGCGACCTTCGGCTTGTCGACGAATCGCCCAGCTGCCGCTTTACCCAGCGCCTGACACGACGGCGTCGGCATCCGATGCACCTGCAACTGCCACTTAGCTGGGTAGCTGCCGCCGCAGTCTTCGCAGATGTACAGGACGGGCACGTAGCGGGCGCAGACGCATTCCTGTTTACTGCCGACGCCGTCCAGGCAGCCGTCGGTCGGGCAGTGCCGATTCTTCGGGTGAAGGCAGGCCGCGCAAACGATTTCGCCGGTTTCCATGTTCACCATTCGGCGGCCGCCGTCGGCCGGGACGACGACAGTACTGGTCACTTCGGTCATGCCGTGATCAGTGCTTCGATGTCGGCGCGGCGGTAGCGGCGACCGCCGCGACCGGGTAGCCGGATCGCGTTCAGGCGGCCCTGGTCGGTCCAGTTCGCCAGCGTGCGCGTGGTGACGCCCAGCAGTTTCGCGGCGTCGCCAGGCCGAAGCATTTCATCAGCGTCGGAATCGGAAGGAATGGAAACCATGACGCGGGACGCTACGCGCAGGGTCCGACAGCCGTCAACGTCGACACGCCGACAAGTTCGCGAATCGCATAGACCGCCTGCTGCGGCACGACGCCGTTGCCGCACGCTTCGATCTGCATCGGCGGGGTCATCCCCTGCACGTCGACCCAGCCTTCAGGCAGGCCCATCATCCATTCGTCGAAGCGTGGATTCAGCACGCGGCCGCCGCGTGGCCCAGCGATCAGCGGGCGTGGTGCGGGTCGGTCTAGGACTGCTGCCCATCGGTCGACGGCGTGCTGGAATTCGCCCCAGTCGAATCCAGGATCGCCAACTGGGTCACCAGATCGTGGCCCCCAGAGCGTTCCCGTTTCATCCGCGCATAATCCGGCCCAGCGTGGCTGTTCTTCGCCGACGGCGTGGGCAGCAGCTTCACAATCGCGTGCGTCAAGTCGTCGCCGCCCTGACGCACTGGCCGGATGCCTTTGTGGTCGCGGCCGGTCGGTGTCGGCAGCAGTGATGACGACGAACAGCCGTTCGCGGGCGTGGCAGGCGCCGACCTGGTCTGCGCGAACGCTTGTCCATCGGACATCCAGCCCGTCTTCGGCCATGTCGCCGCATACGCGGTCGAAGCCAAGGGATCGGTGCCCTGCGACGTTTTCCAGGATCGTGATTGCTGGTCGTAGGTGGCGAATGGCTTCGCGGATGTGGGGCCACAGGTGTCGGTCATCGTTGGTTCCCTTCCTTCGGCCTGACAGCGCGAACGGCTGGCATGGGTAGCCAGCGGTCAGGATGTCGGGCGCTTCGATGTCGGTCCAGTTGATGCGGGTCAGGTCGCCGTGGTTGGGGATGCCGGGCCAGCGTTGCGACAGGATCAGCCGCGGGCCGGGTGCGGGGTCGGCGTGCCAGATCGTTTGGGCGCCGAAGGTGAATTCCGCGGCTAGGTCCAGACCGCCGTAGCCGCTGCACAGCGATCCGATGGTCGGGGTCACGCCTTGCCGTACGGGCTGGCGCCTTCGAACGGGCCGCCATAGCCCTGGTTCGACAGCCGCGGCGGGTAGGTGCAGCCGTGCGGGCGCACGCACTTCCAGCACAGGTGCGCCATGCCGTCCAGCGCGGGGTCGGCGTTCGGGTTATCGAACTGGGCGACGCCGCAGTGGATGCACTTGCCGATGACGGTTTCGGTGGCGGCCATCAGATGGCGGCTTCCAGTTGGGTTTCCAGGACGGTGGCGACCAGGTCGCTACGATCCCAGGTCACAGCGGTGTTGCGCTGACCGGACGGCAGCGCGGAGTAGTAGCGCAGGAAGATGCCAGTGAAGCCGGGGCTGCCGATCAGTCGGACTTTGTCGCCGGTCTGGAAGTCGTTGGTCATGTCGATGACAATACCAGACGTGGTGTAGTGGTCAACCACTTTGGGTAAGTTTCGCGACACGAATTCGAAGGCGCCGACGCCTAAATGGTTGACTGCCCCGCCGCCGGGCGCCTATCGTTCCAACCATGCCAACCACACCAGAACCCACCACCATCCGACACCAGAACCCCGCCGACGACATCCGCGTCACAGTCGACCGCCTGGCCGCCATCGGACCAGAAGGCCGGCCAGTCGTCACAATCAAGTTCACTGCCGACCCCGCCATGTTCGACGACGAACCCATCGAACGCTGGGCATCAGTCGCCGTCGACGAAGCGCTGCGCCGCCATCAGGCTGAACGGGCACGAACCCGCGACGCAGCCATCGCCCTAGATCGCGTGTTTCGGGATCGTGGACTATGACCCGCGCAGTGATCGGCGAAGAACTGAAGTATTCGCGGGCGCTGCGCCTGTTGCCCATCGGCGCGGTGATCACCACAGCCGACAACGTGCGGATGCGGAAGTGGACCGAAGACGGTTGGATCATCTGCCAGCCCGACGGTGATCTGCCCACCACGATGCCCGTGGAACCCTTCGCGTCTGAAGCCGTGTTTCTGCCCGCCACGGTCTGGTCGATGCCGATCAAACCATTCGACCAGTCGAAGCGCACCAGGATCACCCGCGCCCTGATCAGCCACTGTCTGGTGCAAGCCCATAACAAGGGTTGCCTGTGCGCGTGCAGCCGCGGCTTCACGACGTTGCAGGAACACATCGACCATCAGGCCGATGCCGTGATCGCCGAACTAGCGAAGGAATGACATGGCAGTCGAAGACCGGACTGGGACGTGCGCCACCTGCGACGGCCCCATCTATCGCCAGCCCACAGGCACGCCCCGAATCAAGCCCCGCTGGTTCCACAGGCGCACCGAAGACTGGATCAACAGCCCGCACGATCCGACACCCAAGGAAGAAGTGAACGCATGAAGTTCGTGATCCACCAGCCGCGCATCGAAGTCCGCGAATACGACCTGCCCATGCTGCCCGAAGCGACCGACCAGCAGGTGCTGGCGCAGGCCGCGACAGCCGCGCCGGAATCGGTCAGCGTCGTCGACGCCGGGTCAGCGTTCGTGCACCTGCGCGGCGGCGACGAAGTGGAACGCGCCGGGCAGATGCTGGCCGACGCCCGTGCAGCTGAAGACGCTGCGATGGCCGCCGCGAAACAGGTCGCCCTGGCCGCCCTGGACGCCGGGACGAAGTCCGAACGGGCGCTGGCGGCGGCGCTGGGCGTTGACCGCAACACGATCCGCGCATGGCGCGGGAAGAACGGCGGCGGGAAGGATTCAGACTTAGCGCCGGGCATCATCGCTGCACGGGAACAGCACGCCGCTGGCCTAAACACCCGATAACCCGAACCCACCATCCATCACTGAAGGAATCCGACATGAACCGAATCATCGCCGTCGTCGCCTTGTCCATCGCTGCCGCGTTCGTGCCTGCCGCGTGTGACGATCCGACGATGCCCACGTCACCCGCCAGCGTCCAGCAGCGGCCTGTGGTCGATCAGCAGTTCGTCGACTTCTACCTGGGCGCGATCACGGGCACCCGGTTGGCGCCGGGTGAATACGTGCCGGGCACGAACCCGCTGACTGAAATGCTGGGCAAATGACGGGCGCCCATCGGGGTGTTGGCCGCGGCTGCTGGATACGGCGGCCGCGGCACAAGTTGACGCGCACGTCACGTGTCACGGTCGCTGATCTGAAGTGGCAGGCCCGCAACGAAGCGGGGCCGTCGGCGCCTGTCCTGCTGGGCGTGCGCGAATGCCGTATCCCGCTGTACGGCGAAGTGATGTTGCCGGTCGTGCCTGACTTCCAGCCGTTCAGCGACGCAGTGAAGAAGGCGATGGCCCGCGTCGATCCCGACCCGCCAACAGCGCCGTTCCGGCTACTTGACCTATACCCGCCAGCGTGTTGTGGCGGTGGCCCGCAGTGGGGTCACCGGTTCGACTGCCCAGAATGCCCCGACTGACGTGGGCAGCAACGCAGCAATCAACTTGAGCGACGACGAACGCGAAGCGGCGGCGAAGATCATCGCCACCATGCCCGAAGACCCGCAGTTAGCGTTCGACACCGCGATCAGCGCGATCAACATGGCCCGAACACGACGCCGCGAAGCGCTGCACGCCCGAATCATGGGCGTGTCAGTCGATCAGTACCGCGCCCTGCGCGACGCTACGCACTAGTAGGGGAATTCGGGGCCGTCGCCGATGCTGGACACGACCAGCCACGCGACGACACCTAGCACCACACCCAGCGCTGCGCCTGCGGCGACCGCTTCCACAGCGGTCTTCACGGGCGCAGCGCTTCCATATCCAGGTTGAACTGGTGATGTGCGATGGTCCCTTCGCCCAGTTCAGCGATGATCGGCGCCGCTTCGGCTTCGTACTGCGCCACGTCGGCCCAGAACTGATCGGCCGCGGCCTGCGTCGGTGTCACTTCGGCCGGCTGGCCGATCAGGTCGCCGTCTTCGTTGGCCTGCGCCACGATGCGGTCGTATTCGGCGCGGGTCGGTTCGTTCAGCCCGTCGGTCGCGCCGTCGGTCAGCGCCTTCGACAACGCGACCCATTCGATGCGTGGTTCGTCAGCCATCAGCCCGCCTTCCTAGCTGGTCGGTACGGTTTCGAAGTTGATGTTCGCGTTCGCGGTGATCGCCAGGAATTCGGCGTCGATTTCGAACTTGCCCATCGTGTCCAAGATGTACCCGCTGACCACGTCGTCGCCGACGCCGACCAGATGGATGTTGTCGCTGCTGTTGCAGTACAGCGACCGCGGCCCGCTGGTCGACGTGTCGGTCCACATAGCCATCAGCGGCACGTGCCCGATGACGACGCCGGGGAACGCGCCGGGCAGTTCGGCCTGGCCCAGCGCGGCCAGCCACTTCGCCGCGGTCGGGCCGCTGATGTCGACCGGTTGAATGCCGACGTTGACGAAGCGGCATTCGCGCCCGTACGCGCCGCAGCGGTCGATGGTCTTCTGAATGCGCGCCGCGCAGCGCGCCTTATAGGTCGCCTGGTACGGGCTGACCATCGAACTGCCGTCGTTCCAGCCGCCGATGTCCAGGAAGATCGCGCCCTGCTTTGAGTAGTAATCAGCACGCCAGTTCACGCGGCTGTCGGACCACGCAGCTGACGACCGGTGCCCGTTATAGGTGTCCAGTTCGCCGCCGCTGGTGGCGTTCGCGTTGTACTCACCAGTGCCGCCCTGGCCGTCGATGCCGAATGCCATGCCGGTGCGCAGCGACATGATCACCGCGGGCGGCAGGCACTGCCAGTCGCCGCCGGGCCAGGTGTAGCCGGGGCTGCTGAACCAGGTCTGGGCGTCCTGCCAACTGTCGACCCCGGTGATGTACAACTGCGGCCGGTTCTTCGGCCGTTGGATCACCGACAGCGTTTCGATCCAGCAGCCCAGGAAGTAGCCGTTCGCGCCCAGCATGAAGCGGTGTTCGCGATAGCGGTGGTCAGCGTAGGTCAGTTCGCGCCGGTAGGTGCCGCTGCCGCCGCTGAGATTGCGCGGCAGCCCGTCGACGACCGTGGACGACGACGACAGCAGCTTGTTTTGGCCCTGGTGTTCGACCGCGATCTGCATGTCCAGCTTCGTCGCCGACAGTTGGCCCTGGCCGCAGTACCAGACGGGCACGACCTTCGCCGATCCGATGCCGACACGAATGGACTGGTGGCCGTTGTAATACTGCCCGGCGGTGCCGTTGTACCAGCGCGGCGACGCCGCGTTCAACAGGCAGGTGCGCCCAGCTGCGGTTTGGATGTTCGACGGCGCAGTGGCCGGGATCATCCCCTGGTAGTTGAAGATCGGCTGGCCGGTCACCGAATCGACGGCGTCCCACGGGATGAAGCGCATACCGGTCTGGGAACCGACGGGCAGGTCGCCCGCGACGATGCCGCCGTCGCCGGTCAGTGGCCCGTTGACGGCGTCGACGACCGGGTATCGCGCCAGTTCCGGCGTCCAGTCTTCGGCCAGCGTTTTGACCCCAGCCCCGCCGGATGACAGCGGCCCCGACGGGGTGATGATTTCCGAACCTGTGCGAACTGCACCCATTTATCCGGCCACCTTCACGACTTCGGCGCCAATAGCGCCCCATGATTGGCTTCCTGTCGACGCCAGCGTCACGTCGGCGCCCGCGCCGGCCTTGTCCAGCACACCCATGAAGTCGCCTGTGCCGGTGACGCTGCCGCCTGCGTTGTAACGGACGTTCGCGCCGCTGGTGAACGATCCGCCTGTGATCGCGCCGGATGCCACGCAGGCCATCACGGCGTAATTCGTGGAATCGACCGCGGGGATCGTGATGCTGATCGCGCCGGTCGTGCCGTTGATCTTCGTCAGGCCGGTGAGGTCTTCGGCGTTGTCGTAGGCTTCCACGTCGATCTGCATGGATGTCCAGGTGAACCCTGATTTCACGATGTTGGCGGTCAGGTTGTGCGTCGTGGACGCCGCCAGGTTCGTGCGCTTGAACATCAGCACGGTGCCGAACTGCGATGCGGCGAACTGGCCGCCGGTCTGGGCGCCGACGAAGGTCCAGTTCGCGCCGCCGGAATCCAGCAGTTCCAGGGTGTCGTACCCGGTTTCGGGTGTGGCGTGGTTGTTCGAATGCGACAGGCCGACGAACGCGACGCCCAGCAGCTTCGACGACGTGGTGCCTGTGGTCAGGCTGTCGGTGACGCTGGTGCCGGTCGTGACGCGGTTGCCGGTCGACGATCCGGCCGGGGTGACCGGGCCGACGGCGGCGTTCGTGGTCTGGGTGTCGGGCGCGCTGAACGCACTGTTCCCGGCGGCGTCGCGGTACTTCGCCTTCACGGTGTACGGCGTGGCCGCGGCGCGGCCGGTCCAGGTCCACGGGCTGGTGACGTTGGCTTCGATCAGCGTTTCAGCGTCGTCGTCCCACATGTCGACGCCGACCACGCCGACCGCATCCGAACCGGGGCTGAACGTCCAGGTGATGCTGTTGCTGGTCTTGCTGCTGAACGACAGCGTCCCCGGCGTGGGCGCTGTGGTGTCCCCTGGCGGCGCGTCGGTGGTTCGGGTGTCGATGCTGGTGTCTGCGTGGTTGCCTTCGGCGTCGTACACCCGCAGGTAGGTCTTCACTGGTGTCGACGCGGGCAGGCTGCCGCGGGTGAACGGGCTGGTGGCGTTGGCGATGACGACCAGGTTCGTGTCGCCGTCCATCACGTCGATGCTGGACACGGCGACGTTGTCGGTTTGGCCGCTGAACGAATAGGTGACCGACGACGAATCTTTGCTGACGAAGGTCAGGGTGCCGGGATCGGGTGGCGTGTTGTCGGACTGGGCGACGAATTCGACGATGCCGACGTACTGGTTCGTCGCCAGCACTTCGTCGAAGCGGGCCGTGATGGTGTCCAGGTCGGTGCGTTCGTAGCGGATGTTTTCGATGTTGTCCCACGGCGAACTGTTGCGGTACACCCACAGCCGCACGTGGCGACTGCCGAAGCCGTGCGGGATCGTGATGTCTTCGTCGACGCCGTTGCCCAGCAGTTGGATGTACGGCGGCGTCGTCGATCCGCCGCCGCCGCCAGGCGCGGCTGCCCATTTGATGCCGCCGGGCTGCGCCGGGTCGGCCGTCAGGACGTGGCCTGTGGTGCCGACGCCCAGCCGGATGACGGTGCCCGCGCCGGATGCGACGGCCAGGTCGCCCTTCGTGGTGAACAGCGATTTCAGCAGGCCGACCGCGGCGACGCGGGCATCGGCGGCGGTGCTGAAGTCGCTGATCGTCGACGCCAGCTGCGATCCGGTATGCGTGGACCGATCCCGCAGTGCTGCGTCGGTGGCGTTCTGCGTCGCGGTCGTGCTGATGGTGATCGTGTCGCCGGCGTCGTTGACGCCGACGCTGATCAGCCCTGATCCGATCATCGCCACGCCGATCACGTCGCGGATGGATTCAGGGTCGCCAGCTGTGCCGGTGATGGTCAGCGTGTTGGCGGCGTCGTCGTAGTTCAGGGTGATGCCTGTGGATGCGGCCAGCATGGCGGCGACGGCGTCCTGGGCGGCTTCAGTGAAGTCGCTGATCGTCGCGGATGTCTGGGTGCCTGTGTGGTTGGCGCGGGCCAGCAGGAACGCGTCAGTCTGGTTGGCGGTCGCGCCTGCGGCGATGGCGGCCAGCTTCGCCCGTTCCACGTCGGTCAGCCACTTGCGGGTCGTGGTTTCGTCGACTGTGGTGGCGGGCTGGGTGCCTGTGTGGGTCGTGCGGTCGCGCAGCGCGGCGTCGGTGCTGTTCTGGGTGGCCGTGGAACTGATCGTGATCGTGTCCGCGGCGTCGTTGACGGTCACGCTGATGACGCCGGAACCCAGCAGCGCGATGCCGATGGTGTCGCGGATCGTTTCGGCATCCACGGCGCCGCCGCCGCCCGTCGCGGCGATGGTCAACTGGTTCATGGCGTCGTTGTACGACAGCGTCACACCCGTGCCCTGTTGCAGCATCAGCGCGACAGCGTCCTGGGCGGCTTCGACGAAGTCCGACATCGCCGCCGATGTGAGGAAGCCGTAATGGTTGGCCCGGTTGAACACGTCGGCTTCGATGCCGGTCGGGTCGTAGGTGGCGGCCTGCATCCCGCCGCCGCCGCCAGGCGTGAACGGCGGCCCCATCGGCGCCCCGGTCTGATCCAGGAACACGATGTCGCCACTGCCGTTGACGACGTATTCGGCGGGCAGGCGCCGCAGCACCAGTTCGGCCGGGGGATCGGACGGCGGCAGGTCGACGCGGTCGGCGGTCGTCAGGTCGATGGTTTCGGGCGTGTACGTGTCGCGGATGATCACGCTGGCGCCGTCGCCGCCGGTCAGGTTTTCGATGCTGCCCAGGATCAGCGGGTTACCGGCGCCCAGCGGGCCGGTGAAGGTGGCTGTGTACTGCTGGCCTTCGGGCACAGTGACCGGGCCGGTCACGTTGACGTTCGTGCCGATCTGCGTCAGGCCGCGAAGCGCTGTCTGCATCTGCAACGCGGTCGGCGCGTTGCCCAGGTAGGCCGTCGGGTTGACGCCGTACACCAGTGCGAACTGGCCGCCGGTCGGGCCGCCTGTGATCGTGATGGTCTGCACGCGGCCGGCTTCGTAGTCGGCGGGTTCGACGACGGGGATTTCAACGGTGATCGGGTCGTAGGTGTAGGTGCGGCCGCTGATGGTGGCGTTGCCGAACTGGGCGGTAAGCAGCAGCGGCGTGTCGCCCAGCCCCATGATCGTCGACTTCGCCACGATGTCGACGCCGTTCTGATCCGCGTCAGCGCCGGGCAGCCGCAGCACACCTGATTCGACGCGGGCGAACACAGGCGCCAGCAGCAGGGTGCGCGGCGGGTTCCCGTCGACGATGCGCAGTTCGGGCACTTCGTCGGGGTTCGTGCCTGCGACGTGAACCTTCAGCGTCACAGGCATATTCACGTTGTAAATGTCGGGTGTGGTGCCGGGGTCGCCGAACTGTCCAGTGGTGTCGCCGATGATCGTGTTGAACAGGCCGACGACGTGCGCGTAAGTCAGTTCTGCGTAGTCCGCCACGCTGCTGTCCCTTCATCGTGCCGTCGCCTGTGCTGCCTCCACATGATCACAATGTCGGACAAGGCGCGCACGGCACCCGACAGGATGAAGACCGCCAGGCCGCTAAGCGGAATCCACACTGAAGACGCCCCGACCACGGCTGCAAGGGCATACGATCCGACGCCGCCGCCCAGCATCAGCAGCCCGACGACGTACCAGATCGCCAGCCGCGATTCGCGGATGTTCGACCACAGCCCGACGAAGATGCCCGACACGCAGATGACCGACCCGACCAGTATCAGCAGGGTGGCCCACGCCTGCCACTGCGGCGACATCTCAGCCAGTTCAGGATCAGGCGACGGCCACGTCTGCACCATCGCCCACGCCATGAAGACGCAGCCCAGCACGATTTCAGGGAAGAACCAGCCGCGATCAACGCGGCGCCGCGGCAGCTGCATCACAGCAGGCCGCCCGTCAGGCCGCCCAGCAGCCCGCCCAGGAACCCGCGGCCGCCGCCGCCACCACGGGGACCGACCAGGCCGCCCGGCATCTGGTAGTACGCCCGACACATCTGCGGGTGATCCGCCGCCCATGACGGATCGGCCAGGCACTGCGGGTCGGGCCGGAATGGCGCGGAAGGCATTCCGCCGCCGTAAATGGGGAACTGCGTTAACCAGTCGAAAACGGTGTGCCACACGCGTCACGTCCATTCAGCTTCCACAGGTAGGTGGCGGATAGGGTGCCCGGCGGGCCGCGTTCTGCTGCTGCTGTTCGATCAGTGACCGCACTTCAGCGTCGGCCTGCGTGGTCCGGTTGATGCCCCACTGAACGCGCCGCGGATCGTCCTGCGCCAGCGCGGCGATGACCGGGTCCGGTGGGAACACAAGGTCGTGCATCCATGACGCTACCGCGATGAATCTGCGCAGCGACAGATCATCGTTGTCGATGGTCACAGTGCGGTTGTACTGCAACGCTTCCAGCAGTTGCTTCTGGCAGCGCCGGGTTTCTTCGGCGAACTTCACCGCTTCGGCCGACACCTGTTCAGCACGGGCCTGCGCATGGCGGGCGTTTCGGTCGGCTTCGTGGGTCGAACCGACGCTGAACAGGATGAAGGCGAACACCAGACCGCCCGCAATGTAGACCGGGTTCATGCGGGTGCGGCGGTGCCCGCCGTCGCGACGATTACTTCGCCAGTCGCCGAACCGGCAAACGCCCCAGTAGAACGCCAGCCCACACAGGAAGCCAGCAAAGAACGGCAGCGACGCAGCAATACCGGCGACCGTGTCGATTACCCTATCCACTAGCGTCGCCCCCGACCTTCGGCTGTTCGCCAGTTAACTTCTCTGGCTTCGCGTCAGCCGCCGCCGCTTCATCCCGGCGGCCCTGATCCCGCACCACCATGCCGAACCAGACGCCGCCGATGGAACCCAGCAGCAGGTCCAGCACCTGCGGCGCCTGGTCGCGTCCCAGCGTGATCTGGAAGCCCAACCACGTCAGGAACAGCACGCCCATGCCGAAGTGGGCGGCGTTGATCCGCGCCCGCGGTAGCTTTCTTCGCGGGGCTTCGTCTGGTGCCACCTACCAGCACCTTTTCCCTATCGCGCAGTGGTCGGCTGCGTGGTGCTAGTAGCCGTCCACTGTGACGCGTAAACAGAATTCACCACGGCCGCACACAGGCCCACGACGACGACCTGCCACGTGTTCGTCGCGTAGCCGATGAATTGCACGACGGCCTGGCCCAGCCCCAGCACGGCGTAGACGATGCGGCGCCCGCCGTCGTTGGACTTGCTGAAGGAAATGGCGGCGTCGACGATGCCCAGCACGCCGGGGATGATGACGGCGGCCAGCAGCGCCTTCGGATCAGCCCAGGCGACCTGCGCCGTGCCCAGGACGACCATGACCGCGGTGACGATGCGGTGGAACAGGTCGCGCCAGTCGGTGGCGGTGCGCAGCGGGTTCAGGCCCGGTTCGGGCGCTGTGGTCGGTTGCGGGTTGTCAGTCATCGGTTCCCATACCCTTCAGTTGGTTGTTCTTCTACCGTCGGAAGTCCGCGACGATGTCGTAGCCGACTTGCACGCCGGTACGGCCGCCGAATTCTGGCTTCGGGATGAAATATTCGCCGTGCGTCTGGATACCCGGCAGCGCCCGCAGTGTCCCGAATACCCGCGTGATGCCTTGCGGCGTCATCAGGCCCTGCGCGGACAGTTCGCGAACGAATTCGGGGTCGGGGCCGACGGCGCCGGGCGCGTTGACGGCGCCGATGACGGTCGACAGGAATGGTAGCGCGACGCCGGTCGCCAGCGCGATCACCTGGGCGCCGGCGCCGCCGAAGATGCCGCCCAGCAGCGGCCCCGCGATGCCCAGATAGCTGGTCAGCACGGGCAGCAGCAGCGCCGTGGAATAGGCGATGAAGCCCAGCGACGTTTCGGCTTCGACGAACCAGTCGTAGAAGCCGGGTAGCAGGGTGTTGTCTTCGGCGCAGGCGTACATGTCGCCGACCGTGGTGATGCTGTAGGTGATGGCGTTCAGCCAGTCGGGGAACGTGTCGCGGCTGATGCCCCAGCCGGGTGCGGGCATCCACAGGTTGCGGCCGATGCGGCACAGGCCTGGCTGGCGGGCCGGGTTGCCGAACAGAATCAGGCCGTTGATGCGGTGCCGCAGGTAGGCGTACTTACCGCCGTCGCCGAACAGTCGCAGCACGGCCTTCACCATGCCGTCGGCGCTTTGGCTGTAGCCGCTGAACCAGAATTCGATCACGTCGATCCAGCGGTCGCCGAATCGGCGCTTCGTTTCTTCGATAGCCAGGCCGATCTGCAATTCCAGATCGTTGCCTTCGGCCGCGATGACTTCTTTGTACGACAGGCCGGGGTCGCCGCCCATCAGGCCCAGGTAGCCGCCGATGGGGAAGTTCAGCCGCCAGTGGTTGACGTGCAGCGCCCGACCGGGCTGGCCCCAGCCGTCGGATACCAGGTTGCCCACGTCCGACGACGGGCCGACCAGGTTGTTAGCACCTGATCCTGGTGCGCTGAAGAAGAAGATCGGCCGCCATTCGGTGATGACGGGTGCCGGGTTGCTGCGTGGGATGATGCCCAGCTGCGTCTTCACGGTCCAGTCGTAGACGCCCTTCAGCCCGGCTTCGCTGATGTATGGCGACTGGCGTTTGCCCTGGCGCACCTGGTCGTTGACCCGCGGCCCGTAGGTCTTCAGCACGTCGCCGAATCGCTGGGTGTACACGTCGGTGCCGTCGTCGACACCCTTCGCGTAGCCGTACTGACGTTCCAGTTCGTGCTTCGCATCGCTGATCGTCGCGTCGCGGTCGCCCACGTCCTTCGGCGGGTGCCACGTTGTCGGCGCGGTCATGTCACCACGCCTTCAGTGCGGCCGCGGTCATCGGGCCGACGATGCCGTCAGCGACCAGCGGCGGATGCAGGTGCTGGTAGTCGCGCACGCATAGTTCGGTGTGTTCGCCATACACGCCGTCGACGACCAGCTTCGAATAGGCCCGCTTCAACCGCTGTTGCAGCGCAGTCACCAGGGCCGGGTCGTTGTCCGGTCGACCGCGGTACAGCAGCACGCCCGCATACTTGTCGGGGTTCGTGCCGGGCAGCGGGATCGGTGTGGGCGCGGGCAGCGGCGCGACGGTCGTGCCGTCCAGCAGGCCGACGACGCGGCGGATCAGTTCATCGAACGGGTAGTTCGTGCCGGGGTCGTGGTGCCCGCCGCCCCAGTCGCCGAAGTCCATGTGACCGCAGATGCCGTCGCGGCCCCACGGGATACCGCGGCCGCCGATGTAGACCGGCGGGATGTTGTACTTGCGGCACCACCACGCCACGACCTTCGCCGTGTTGGTCAATTCCAGGTCTTCGTTCTTCCCGTCGCTGGCGTCGGTTTCCAGCCACTTGCCGCGTGACCAGCCCGCATATGTGCCCGCGCCGCAGATGTGGAAGGCGTAGTCGTTGGCGTTCATCGCCGCCCACGGCCGCTGATCTTCGCCGACGACCTTCAGGATTTCGTGGTCGTCGTTGACGGCGTGGTAACTGACCTGGTTGGCAGGGTTCGCCAGGAAGTCGGCCAGGCCGCGGGCGGTGCGCCCGCCTTCCTGGGTGTGGATCGCGATCCAGCGCGGCGTGCCCAGGTTTCGTTTGCTGTGACTGGGCGACCAGACGGCCCCGGTGAACGGATCAGCTAGTTGCGGCACGGGTGAACCTTCCTGTCGGATGGGCGGTAACACGACCGGATTTCGGTCGGGCTTGGTTGACGTGATCGGGTCCAGCGCCCCCTTCAGCAGCGGCATCACGTCCTGCTTTGTGGCCGGGTTGTATTCCCGCGGCATGTACGACACGTGCAGGTGCGGGTCGACGCCTGCGTTCGTGCGCTTGTCGGGGTTGATGATCGCGATCAGTTGGCCGGCCTTCACGTGGTCGCCTTTGTTGCAGCGCCGCACGATGTGCCCGTATTCGATGCAGCCGCCACCTTCAGCGTCGTCGCTGTCGATGACCAGCCAGCCAGCTGGGTCAGGGCCGCCGTAGCCCTGCGCGGCGCCCGCAAATTGCACGGTGCCCGACTGGATCGCGTACACGCTGCGATTCGATGATCCGGCGGGGAATCCGAAGTCCACACCCGTATGGAATTCGCCCGGTCGCTGCCCGAACGGCGATGTGACGATGCTGCCCTTGCCTAGCGGGTGATACCGGTCAGTCATAGTCGGATGCTTCCTGCTGATGATCGCGTCGGATTCCTACCAGCACGTACGATGCCAGCCCCACAAAGGCGACGCACGCCGCGCAGACGATCAGCAGCAGCAGCCACTGACCGCCAGCCACGTCACGGCGCCCAGATCGCAACGCATATCGCGATGGTGCCCAGGATGATCACCACCACGGCGACGATGGGCAGCCACGGGAACGGGCCGTCGGTTTCACCCATCGGTGGACTGCCACATGGTGCGGTCTTCGACGGCGGCGCCGCTGTTGTAATGGCCGCCTTCGGTGAGGTCCAGGACGAACCACTGCCGCGGGCCTGGCCCCAGCGCTGTGGCGACCGCGACGCCCGTGCACGCATCGCCGTCGAAGCGCTTCAGAACGGTGCCGGGCTGCGGAAATGGTTCCATGCGGAAAGGCTAAGGCGTTGCTGGCCCGTTCGTCACGCTGTAGCCCAGCATCCCCAGGACAGCGTCGCGGGTGCCGTAGTCGCGGGTGCGCATCGGCTGCATCGACGGGTCGACGAAGCCGCCTTCAGCGTTGGAGGGGAACACGAACGACGCCCGCGGGTTCGCATCCTGGATCGTCAGCGCGATGTGATCGTATTCGGTGGCGTCGCCGGTTTCGGGGTCGAAGCGCTTCAGCGGCGTGTCCAGCCGCACCAGCCACGTCGTCGGCGGCCAGCCCGTCATGTCGACCGGGATCACTGATTCGTTGCCTTCGTCGTCGGTGATGGTGCGTTCGTAGATGATGGTCGCTTCTGCCACGGTCGTGTGCCTTCCTAGCCGGTGACGATGTAGATGCAGCCTGATGCGCCCGCCGCGCCGACGCCCGACGATCCGCTGCCGCTTTGAATGTTGATACCGCCAGCGCCGCCGCCGCCGCCGGGGAACCCGCCGATCCCGCCTGCGCCGGTTTCTGATCCGCCGCCGCCGCCGCCGCCGCCCGCGGGAATGTTGGCCGGGGACGCTGAACCGGCCGCGCCGGAACTGCTGAAGCCGGGTCGCCCGCCAGGCGCGAAGCCTGACCCCGCGCCGGGCTGTGACGCCACCACGGCACGCGGGAACGGTGAAGTCAGCGATTCGTACGACCAGCCGCCGTTCCCGCCGTTACCGGGCGGCACGGCCACCTGGAAGCTGCCGTCGCGGAACGCGGCGCCGACGCCCTTCGCGCCGACCAGCAGCGACCCGAAGGACGTGGCGCCGCCGCTGCCGCCATTGCTTCCCGCCGACGATGCGCCCGCCCCGCCCGCGCCGATGGTCATCGCGACGGTCGCCGGGATTTCGTCGGTGTAGAACTGCTTCGACATGTAGCCGCCCGACTGGCCGCCCTTCGCGGTGTCGCCGGTCGACGTTTGGGGTCGGCCGCCGCCGTCGCCGCCGCAGATGCAGATCACGGTGATCAGGTTGTGCTGGGTCGGCGTCGGGTTCGTCCACGTGCCCGAAACCGTGTATGTGGTGATCGTGCGGCCGCCCTCCAATTGCACCACGCGACCGTTCAGATTCTTCACGGCCGCTTCGGCTTCTGCTGTTGCCTGCGCGACGGTCGTCGCTGTCGATGATCCTGCGCCGAAGACGGCGTTGAACAGGCCCGCGCCGATGGACAGGAACGTCGCCGGCAGCCCGCTGACCAGGTCCATGTCGAAGAACCCGCTGGTGATGATCGACGCGTCCAGGCCGGGGATCAGACCGGGGTTGAAGAACGCTAGCAGGTTCGCCGGGTTCAAGATGCCGGTGATGAAGTCGGCCGCGCCTTCGACGACCGACTTGATGCCGCCGCCCATATCGGGCAGGAACGGCAGGAACGTGCGCAGCCCGTCGAAGAACCCCGACAGCAGCGTCGTCGGGTCCAGGCTGCCGTCGTCGGTGATGCCCAGGATGATCTGAAGGAAGTCGCCCAGGATCGGGATGTCGTCGATAAGGCCCAGGAAGAACTGCGTGATGGGCGCCGGGATCAGGTTGCCCAGTTCGTCCAGGATCGGGATGCCTTCGAACAAACCGTGCAGCTGACTGCCCGCGGCGATGGTCCCCATCGGGTCGTCGTAATGCAGATCGCGGGCACCCGGCCATCGGGTGTCATCAGCGCGGGCGCGCTGCGCTGCATAGGTGTCGTACGTGCGTGGCATTTAGCTGACCGGGAACAGTTCGCAGGACAGGTAGCTGCCGTCCACGCTGTACGTGTAGCTGCCCGACCCGCCGGATCGGTACAGGATCACGTAGACGCGGATCGCCTGGTTCGCGGGAACCCGGCCGACTTCGTTGTCGGGGGACACAGCACGCGACGGATCGTCGTGGCTGCTGTGGTGGGCGCGGATGTGCGCGACGGTCTGCGCGTCCAGCGTCGACGGGTCGTACAAGGCGCGGCCGACCAGTTCCCCGGTTTCCGCCGACGCGGTCGACCCGTCGGGCAGCCAGCGCACTTCCACTTCGACCTGCGCGCTGTTGAAGAACCCTGACCGCTTCCAGCGCAGGTGACCGTCGGGCTTGAGGTAGTACGGCTGTGGCTGGCCGGGAATCTGACCCGACAGCACGACGGTGCGCGCCGCCGAATAGGTGTTGCCGGGGCCGAAGGCGTATTCGGGGAACGTGATCCACAGCATCGCCAGCGGGGACGCGTCGCCGGGCGCGAAGCCGCCGTCGCCTTCGTTCAGGCTGCTGTCCCAGATCAGGGTTTCGCCGTCCTGCGGGGTGCCGCCGATGTAATCTTCGGCTTCCAGAATTCGGGCGTTGTCCCCTGGCGGGCCGGGGATGCCGGGAACTTCCAGGTGATACGTCGGGTTCTCAGGTGTGCCGCCGGGCACCACGTTGATGACCCCGTACGGCCCCGATTCGGGCGCTTCGACCAGGTCGGCGGTCATTTCGATGACGGGTGTGACGCCCGGCGGGCCGGGGATCGCGCCCAGGAACGGGATGAATTCGTCGCCGGTCCACACGTGCCAGTAGCCGCTGATGTAGTACGCCTTCCCGGCGTCAGCGTCGCCCAGGTCCAGGTCGTGCAGGTCGGCCGGGTCGGTGATCGTGGACTGCCACTGTGGCCGCCAGAACGGCGCCGGGTCGCCCTTGTCGCCTTTGTCGCCCTTCAGCGCGTCTAGCACCAGGACGTTTTCGTCGGGCATCAGCGTCAGGGTGCCGACGATGGTCGCCGGGTCGCCGGGGTTGCGCGGTGCGGCGTAGAACTTCACCTGCACATAGCGGCTACCCAGGAACAGCGGTTCAGTGGGGATCGTCATCAGAACCTTCTTCGTCGGTGTGCTGGATCAATTTCGGTGCCCCGAAGTCAGGGTCGGCGCGGCGGGCGGCGCCGTCGGGATCGTCGGCCAGATATTCGTTGGCCGTGTTGGCGGCGTCCTGGAACTGGCGCATGATCGCGGCCCGCACTTCGGGTCGCAGCCGGTCGTGCATCCGCGCCAGTTCGGCCTTCGCTTCGGCTTCGGCGTCGGCCTGGCGCTGTTCGTCGGTGTCTTCTTTGATCAGCACCCATTCGCGGCGGTCGGCCAGCGCGCCGTGTTCGTCGGGAATCTTGCGGGCGCGGATGTAGGGCTGACCGCCGTCGGCCCCGGCCATGACGCCGTGCACCATCCACAACTGGAACACGTCTTCGGGGATGAACATCCCGGCGCCGGTCAGTGCGACGCCGTCGCGCATCAGGTCGGCGAAGACCGTGGACCGGCGGGTGATGTCGGCGACTTCGGCCTGCGTGAACTTCTTCGCGTACGGGAAGTTCGGGAACACCTGCTGCGCGCCTTCGATGCCGGGCGCGGTGATCGCCGGGCCGCCGGCGACGCGGTCCTGCGCCGCCGCCACAGCTGCGCGTGCCCTGTTGCGTGCCGCTTTGCCCATCAGAACATGTCCCCTCCACTAGCCAGCAGTGCGCCGAAGTTTGCCACGTTCCCGATGGTTCGGAACGCCCGTGCGACGGGGTCTTCTTCGCGGGTGTCGTCGCCGAACGACACTTCCGGCCGACCGGACTTGTCGCGCCCGCCTTCGGCCTTCACGGCCAGAATCTGGTCGACGTAGTGGATGCCGCGGATTTCGGCCTGCACCCGGTCGCCCAGCGTGTAATCCTCCCCGTACACGTACGGCTGGCCGTCGCCCACGTCGAATTTCATCGACGCGTATGCCTTCATTTTATAATCGCCGGAAGCTAGCGATTGAATTGCATTTAGCGTGTACGCCGAACCACTGCCCTGTTCGAAGTATTCGCGGAATGCATAAGCGCCCGCTTGTGCGGATCGGCGCGGATTCACGAAGCGTTGGAAGGCCAGGAAACAGTCATCTAGCTGGCCTTGGTATAAATTGTCCAAGCCTTCAGTGCCGGGCGCCTGGGCGCCCAGAATTACTTGCGCCAATTGCGAAATACCGTAGCGAATGGCAAATGTAATCGCCATATTCACCCACTGCGGGGATTTCCCGCCAGTGACAATATCGGTGCCCTGCTGCTTATGAATTACCAATTTCTTGCGTTTAATTCCGCCGTATCCGACATCACGCCAGATGATCGGCGGCGGCTTCGGCGCGACCAGCAGCAGCGCCCTGAACAGCGGGTCGGTTTCCAGGTTCCGATCCAGGTCCAGCGGGAACAGCGTTTCGGTGATCAGGTCATCCAGGGTGCTAGCAAACAGGTTCAGCGCCCCGTCCAGCGCGGTGCCCGTCGGCCCTGAATAGCCCGACTTGTCTTCAAAACTCAGGATTATGCAGGCCCTGGTGGGTTTCAGTGCGTCGGCCAGCGGCCCGAACATCGTGTACGGCGCGTCATCGCCCGGCAGCCACGTGTACGCCCGGCAAATAACCCCGGCGTCCTTCATGACCGGCGACAGAACGGTGTGGGCGTCCTTCCACCTGGCGCCGATGGTGCACCAGCGCGACTGATCGAAGATCGGGTTGATGGGCATAACCTGGATCGGCCAGTTCAGCGGCGACAGGTTTTGCAGCCAGGTTTCGGGTGCGAAGATGTTGCGTGGGATCGGGTAGAAGCCGTTCAGCGTCTGAAGCCGGAACAGGTTGATGAAGGTTGCTGCCGCGCACGTGAACGCTGTCGGACCAGCCCAAAGGAACATCTTCGGGATTTGCACTTCCATCGGGAAGATGGGGTTCGCGCCCAGCAGGATGCCTTTTAGGTGGCGCCGGTTGGAAATACAGTGCAGCGTCGTGACTGCCGCTTTGCCGGCTTCTTCGTCGTCTTCGACGATCAGCACCTTGCCGCCCCAGCGGTTACGCCAGTCGTGCGGCTTGTCAGGGTCGGGGTCGATGGTGACGTGCAGGTCTTCTTCGGTGCGCGTCTGGTAGGTAACGATTTCGCGCAGCCAGTCGTTGGCCTTGCCGCTGAAGCTGACCTTCGCTTCGCCGTCGTCGGTGGCGATTTCTTCCCAGGTCCAGGCGTCGACGTTTTCGATGCGGGCGATGAACTTCATGTTCTTGTCCCACAGCCGGATCAGCGGCTGCCGAACCTTGCGGTTCATGTACGCCCAGCGGCGTTCCAGCAGTTGCTGTTTGACTTCGGGTGTGAATTCGCCGCGTTTCGTCGCAGGGGATACCCCGCTGAAGACCGTCGTCGCCGTCGCTGTCATCCGGCCAGTGCCGATTCGAATCGTTGCGGCACCTGCACCCAGATGCGTGCGCCTGTCCTGTTGTGCTTCACCGGCAGCGTGGCCGTGGCCCGCGGCGGGATCGGGATGCTGAAGCCCTGGCCTTTGAATCGCTGGATCAGCGGCAGCCCGCTATCGCCGTAGTGGCCGCTGATCCAGTCCAACAGTTCGCTGTTGCGGATGAACTTTTTGATGATGTTGTCGACCGGGTCGAAGATCGTGACCGCGATGCGGTGCGACGGGTCGGTGTCGATGATGGCGTGTTCGCCGGGGTTGATGTCGGGGATCGGGATCATGTTGGTTTCCCGCGACCGGGTGAAGCGGCCCAGAATCTGGTCGACCAGCGGGATGCCGAACAGTTCGGCCAGATTCGGCCAGTCGTCCAGCGCGTTGACCTTGTCCGATGCGATGGCGTTGGGGCCGTCGGGCAGTTCGATGCGGGTCTTGCCGCCCAGCGGCGCTTCGATGAAATAGATCGGCCAGGCCGGGCGCGTGTAGGACCGGTTCACCGCGGTCAGCACGCCCTTGTCGGATGCGCCGGGCGGCCGCTTGAACGGCGGCGGTGCCACGTCTGGGCGGCGCCAGTACGGTTCCCCGTCGACGGCCAGGATGATCGTGTGCAGCTGCACCCGCTGGCGGGCGGCGTCCCAGCCCATCGGGGCCTTCGGTGTTTCCAGCAGTTGCATCGGCAGCCACAGTTCGCCGTGGCGCATCGTGGTGATCGTGAAGTAGCCGGTCGCATCGCGCCGGCAGCCGCGCCACCAGCGTGATTCGGTGTCGTACCAGCCCAGCGTTGTGTCGGAATACAGGCCCAGCTGGAACGCGATTTCGCGGCGGCCGTCGACGGTGCGTTCGAACCTGGGCGGCCCGTACGCCGGGGATGTCCAGACACCTTCGAACGGCACGTGCACCATGCCGTCGATGTCGCCGACGATGAAGGCGCCTTCCGCGCCTGCGTCCAGCCCGGTCAGCGGCCACACCATGCCATCGCTGCCGATCCACTTGCAACTGATCGGCGCGTCGCGGATTTCCGGCGGCAGCGACGACCAGGGTGCATCGGTGATATGCGGCAAAACGCTTGTCATCTATGCCCCTTAGTTCTGGCCGGGTGGCGTGTAGGTGTTCAGCCGGTTCTGCGCCCAGCCGATGTGTTGGACGGTGCGGTCGACGACTTCCTGGGTGCTGAACCCGTTGACGGTGACGTTCGTGCTGTTGTCGACGGCCGCGGGTTGCGGTCCTGGTGCTGGCCCGCCGGGCGCCTGACCGGTCGCGATCTGCGGGATCGTGGGCTGCGTTGAACCGGGTGCCATCGGGTCGATGATGCCGGGCGGCGTGGCCTGGTTGCCCATGCCGAACGGCGACAGCGATGTCAGCGTCTGGAACAGGCCGCCCAGCCCGGCCGCGGCGCCGCCGCCGCTGCCGCCGATGGGTGCACCGAACGGATTCGACGCGCTGCCAGGACCGATCAGGCCGCCCGTGAACAGGCCGTTCCCCTGCGGCGTGTACTTGATGCCCATGATGGCGCCCAGCAGTTTGAAGATGCCCATCTGCGACGGGTCGGGGAACAGGTCACCCAGCCCGAAGGTGTCCTTCATGAACTGCGACGCGATGCTGCCGATGCCGCCCAGGTCGTCGCTGCTGCTGCCGCCGCTGTCGCTGCCGCCCTTGCCTTCTTTGAAGTCGCCCTGGCGGGCCTGGTCTAGTTCGCGGCGCGCTTTGTCGCGTTCGGCGCGGGCCTTCGTCACCTGTTCTTCAGCCGACATGCGCTGCGACTGGGTGGCGTCGGACTTCAGTTCGCGCAGCTGCTGTTCCTGGATCGCCAGATCGGCTTCCTGCTGGCGCAGGTTTTCTTCTTTGTCGCGCACTTCGTCGGGGTCGACGACGTACGACCCGTATTTGCCGGTGCCCGACGGGTCCAGCACCTGCCCCGACATGGCCTGCGCGCCCGGCGACGCCGCCTTCGTGGTGAACGTGTTGGGCCAGGCGCCTGGCCCCTGCGCGGCCAGCGTCGCCTGCCCGGCCGCGATCTGCTGTTCGCGGGTCGCCAGATCGGCGCGTTCCGGCGCCCCAGCGGGCTTGTACGCGTTCCAGGTGTCCTGGGTGAACTGAAGACCGCCGAAGTAGCCGTTGCCCGTGTTGATGGCCCAGTTACCGCCGGATTCCTTCTGCGCGATGGCGTCCCAGTCGGGCACCTGGATCGTGGCGCCCGGCGCGCTGATCGACGGTGCGCCGCCCTGCGTCGCCGCGGCGGCGATGTCGTTGGCGAAGATGTGCACGTGATCCATGTGGTTCTGGGTGTCACTGCCGCGGTCGGGAACGTCTTCGATGCTGCCGCTGCGGTAGTACATCTTCTTGCGCCACATGATGCGGTCGACGCCGGGAAGTGACAGCGCGAAGTTGGCGACCTGGTTGCCCAGCGCGACGCCGTCGGGTGTCTGGTAGCCGGGAATCATCACGTCCAGTGCGCGGCCGCTGCTGTGTTCGTTGAACCCGTCGGGTGCGCGGTAGCCGCCGATGTTGTGAATCTGCGGGAATGCCTGCTGAAGCATCTGGCGTAGCTGTTCGCTGAACGGCAACAGCCCGCCGTTGTCGCCTAGCCCGCCGTTGCCGTAGGACCGTAGGACGCCCAGCGCGGCCCCGGTCGCGACCCAGATGTCCTTCGACCGCTGCGACTGGTTGATCGGGATGAAGGCTTCGGGGTCGCCGGCTTCGGCCCACTGAACCAGCCCGCCGGGTTTGGGCTGCGCGATCTTGGCGCGGTTGCCCAGCAGCGGCACGTCGCCGAACAGGCCGCCTGTGGCGCGCTGGTGCGGTGTCAGCAGGTCGGTGATCGTGGAACCGGGCGGCGGCGGCGCGGCGCCTGGCGGGGTCACCGCGGTCGGCGACACGTTCATCGTGGTGAACTGCTTAAAGAACTGGTCGAATCGGCTTTGGGCCTGCGGGTCGATTTCCGGCTTCACGGTCATGTCGACCGGCTTGGCGCCCTGCTGTTCGCGCCACGCGTTGATGATCCGTTCGCCTTCGTCGGTCGTCGCGGTGACCTTCAGGCCGGTCGGCGTTTCTTCCAGCGCGATGCCCAGGTCGTGCAGGCGTTGCTTCGTTTCGGGCGTGTTGTCCTTCACGATGATGTCGACATCGTTGGGCATGTCGGTGACCGACTTGCCCAGCGCCAGCGTCATCTTCGACGCGTCGTTCGCCTTGTCGCCCGCGGTCTGGATGTCGTTCTGGATTTCCTTCAGCTTGAACCCGGCGGCGTGCGCGCCGTCGCGCACGGCGTACAGGCCCGCGCCCCAGTTGAATGCGGCTTCGGCCTGTTTATCCAGTTCGTCGGCCTTTTCAGTGTTGCCCATCATCCGCTGCACGGCCGCGGTCACCTTCGTCACGGCGCCGTAGCTGTCGCCGACAGCGTTGACCAGGATCGCCAGCGCGCCCGCGGTGTCGGCGACGACTTCGCTGACGATCATGCCCATGTTGGCGGCCTGGGTCGCCATCGTCGTGAAGAAGCCGATGATCTGCGGCTGGTGTTCCTTCACCCAGTCGGCGACACCCGACAGGCCGCCCAGCGCTTCCTGGCCCAGCGCCGTCGCAATGGCGTTACCGGCGTCGTAGACGGTCAGCTTCAGGCTGTCCATCGTGTTGTCGACGCCTTCGATGACGCCGGGCAGGCCCTGCATCTGCGCGGCGGCCATCCGCGACGCGGCGGCCTGATCGTTCTGCGATTCGCGCATCTTGTCCCAGATCGGGACGGCGTTACCGGCGGCGAACATCGACGCACGCACGGCGTCGGTGCCGAAGATCGTGGCGGCCGCCGCGTTGAACTGGTCCTGGCGCAGATTCTTCGACGCGACCGACAGCTGGTTCATCATTTCGCGGTAGCCGACGAAGTTGCCGTTCGCGTCCTGTAGCCGCAGGTTCAGCAGTTCCATCGCCGCCGACTGCTTATCGGTCGGGTCCAGCGTCGACAGCAGCGAAGTCTTCATCAGGGTGCCAGCGTCTGACCCGCGCACACCCATCTGGGCGAACGTCGACAGCGTCGCGATGGTGTCTTCCAGGTTCATGCCGAACCCGTTGGCGACCGATCCGCCCTGCTGCAATGCCAGCGCCAGGTCGGGGATTTCGATGGACGACGCGTTCGCCGCGGCGGCCAGATCGTTGGTCACGCGGGCGGCGTCGGTCGCCTTCAGTTGGAACGTGTTGATGGCCGACCCGACGTACAGCGCGGCGTCGGCGGCGTCGATCTGGGCCGCGGTCGCCAGCTGCACGGTGCCGCGGGCCGCGTCGATGGCTTCCTTCACGGTGAAGCCTGATTTCGCCAGTTCCGACATGGCGTTCGCCGCGGTGCCCGCCGTCGTTCCCGCCAGGGTGTTGTCGGCGCCCAGCTTGCGGGCTTCCGCGCCCGCGGCGGCCATTTCCTGACCGGTCGCGTTGGTCACGGCCTTCATGTTGTTCATGGCGCGTTCCAGCGGCAGCCCGACTTCGGCGCCCCAGTTGAACAGCTTGAATGCGGCGAAGAACGGGGTGGCGATGGTGGCCGCCGCCGCTGCGGTGATGACGCCGGCGATGCCCGCCTTCATCGCGACGCCCGCCGCCGTGCCTGCCGCACCCGACATCGAAGTCAGCGCCGACACGCCGCCGCGGCCGAACATCATCAGGCCCATCATCCCGGCGCTGCCCCCGCCGCCGCCCTGGTCCTGGGCGTACTTCCCGGCGCCCTTCACGGCGTCGTTCAGGTTCTTCACGGCCGACGTTTGTTCGCGGATCGCCGACACCTGCGACCGGCGCGCTGACGCCAGCCGTTCTTCGGCCGCGACCTGGCGGGCGGTGTTGCCGCTGCTGCGGGCCTGATTCAGTTGCGCTTCGGCGACGCGCACCTTGCCTGTGGCGTCGGCCAGTTTGTCGATGGCCTTCGTTTTGCGCTGGGTGGCCTGTTCGATGGACTTGTCGCGGTTGATCGCATCCGCCGCCGACTTCGTCAGCGCCTTACCGGCCGACGTGCCCGAACGCCCGAATGCCCGGTCCAGGTCACGGTTAACCCGGCCTTCCACGCCGCGGAACGACGGGATGACCGGCAGTGTGTAGTAACCAATATCGGGCATTCGGGAATCAGCGCCTATCCGGTCGCGTTCTTGTTCAGGAATTCGGCCAGGTCAGACGTGAAGTCGTCCCAGTCCTTCGCGGTGCGGGCGACGCTGTACACCTTCGCCTTCGCCGCCTGCATGTCTTCGGGGTCGGCGCTGTTCGCGATCAGCATCAGGGTGCCGCGGTTGCGGCGGCCTTCTTCCATTTCGAACTGCACGTTCATGTCCCACTGGCCGCGGTCCTTCGGGAAGCTGAATTCCAGATCGCGCCACGCGAAGGTCAGGAAGTCTTCGGGCGCCAGCGCCGCTTCGTCGGCCACGTCGTCGACAGGCGTGTCGACCTGCGGCTTGTCATCCCCAGCCGCTGCCGCGGGTGTCCCATCGTCCTGTGTTTCGGTTGAAGCCTGGGACTTGCTGCTGGTTGCCATGTGATGCCCTTCGTCGGTGTTGTTGTGAACGGGATGCGTTCTTCATCGCCACAGCCAGCGCCGACCCGACCGGGTCTTCCTTCTGCTGCTGTGTACGGCTATTGGGTGGCGGCCCGAAGGTCATGCCGGTCGTGTCGACGCCGGCGTCGCGCATGTTCTGGCCGCTGGCGTAGTACGCTTCGCGGTCCTTCAGCTTGTCCAGACCTTCGTCGGTGGCCTTCTTCGCCGCCATGATCGCGTCGACTTCTTCCTTCGACCAGGGCCTGCCTTCGTAGTGCTTGCGGGTCCACAGTTCGATCTGGCGGGCCGCGATGATCTGGTCGCGTGTCCACGGCGGCTGACCGCCGTTGCGGGCCGCCAGCAGCGCCGCGTCGACGGGAAGGCGCCGCACATACACCCACACCTGGCGCAGCGTGCACATAGTGGGGTCGCGGTAGTCGATGCCGTAGAAGCGGCGCAGGTCGGCTTCCAGGTCGTCGCGGTAACTGTCGATGATGTCGATCAGCGTCGGGACGGCCCCGAACGCGCCTTTGGCGGGCGATTCGGGCAGCGGGGTGATGCCGCAGGCGTCGGCCATGCGGTGCGACAGTTCCAGCGCGTCGTCGCGGGTCTTCAGCGGCAGCGTGGCCCGCTGATCGCCCAGCAGCGCCATGATGGCACGCCCGGTCTTCCCGGCGCGGATCGCATCTAGCGGCCAGGCCGCGATGTCCAGCGGGATCGTGACCGCGGCGCCGCGGAAGTCGAACGTGACCTGCGTGGCGCCTGCGGCCTCTAACGCAGCTGCGTTACTGGCTGCCGCCCTTGCCGCCACCTGAAGCGCCCCCTACCGGGTTAGCCCCCGGCGGCGCCACTTCGGAACCGGCCTTACCTGCGGCGCCAGCGTTCTGTGATCCCGCACCCGACTGTGGCGTCGGGGTCGGGGTCGGGGTCTTACCGGCAGCTTCGGTGTCGGGCTGGGCGTCGGCGTCGACGTGCCCTTCGTCGTCGGTGGCCGGTTCAGACGTGGCCGGGGTTCCCGGCCCGCCGACGATGGTGGCGACCATCTGGCGGCGGTTACGCGCCACCTGCGGGTCGACGATGTCGTCGATGGTCTTCACGGGTTCGGCCGGTTCGGCCGGCTTCTGCTGGTCGTCCTTCACTTCTTCGGCGTCGCCGCGGTCTACCAGCACCTTCGCGCTGAAGTCGTCGACCTGGCGCACGTCGCCCTTCGCCAGCCCTTCGGCCGCGTTGTCCTTCAACTGCCTAATCGTCTTCACGCTGTCGCCTTCCTAATCGCAGGTGGTCGGGGCTTATGCGGCGGTCTGCTGAACCAGGAACAGTTCGCGGGCGCTGTTCGGGAAGATTCGCATGTTCACTTCGTACGGGCTGTTATCGCCTTCGACCTTGTCGTCGTTGGGAATCCACAGCCGCGACGGCCGCTTGCTGACCATCCGATGCTTATTGCCGGTGGCCGCACGCTTTTCGATGGCAACGAACTGGTGCGACGGTTCGGGAACGACCAGCGTCGTGTCCGTGGAACCCGGCCACAGGATCGACTGCACGACGGCGTTGTCTTCGCGTGCGGACACCATGCCCGTGCATTTGAAGTCCTTCGACGCCACGATGATCGTGCCGTAACCCCAGGCAGGGATGTCGGTTTCGTCCCATTCGCGCTGAATCTTGATACCGTCGGCGCCGACCAGCAGGCCCAGGTAGCCCCACTTCCCGGTCGTCGTGACGAACGCGTCGTCAATAGTGTCGGGCAGATCGTCGACTGGCAGCGTCGCCGCGTTGTACAGCAGAACGTCGGCTTCGGTCCACAGAATGACGTTTTCGGGTGATCCCGCCATCGCTTCGTTCCCTTCCTTAGACGGTGATTACTTCGGTTCTTACCGTCGCGGTGACGGTGAATGACGCTAGGTCAGCCCCGGTATCGGCGTCACGCCCGTCGACGTATCCGATGCCCGACTTGCCGATGTACAGGCCGGGAACCCCGGCCATGACGACGCCCGTGGCTTCGCGGCGCAGCAACTTCGCTGTCTGCATTCCGTTGGCGTGAACAGTGATTCGGATCAGTGGTTCAGTCCAGATCGGCCACAGCGTCGGGCCGCTGTCATCGGCGACGGTGATCAGCGGCAGGCCGTCTTCGACCGCCCACGGGTCAGGGCCGTTCGGGTCGGGCATCGTGTCGGCGATGCGGGCGCGGGCGCCGAACCACGCCGCCAGCGCTGTTTTGAACGCGGGGACGGCGTCGCCAGGTACGCGGATGTCAGGCATGTGGCGCCTTTTCCGGCAGGCCAGCCCAGCCGCGGGTCGAATGGGCGCGGGCCGACGCGTTCGGGTCGCCAGCGGCGAATGCGCGCCGCCATTCGGCACGCGACTTGAACGGCCGGTTCTTCCGGTTCGCAGCGACCTGCTGGGCGGCCTTCGACGCGGTGCCGTTGCGGGCCTGGTCCGCGGCGCCGACGACGATGCCCGACACGACGCGGTCGGTGCGGTAATCCTCCACTGTGGCGCCAGGCCCGGCCTTGTCCTTCATTTCTTCGGCCGCGTCGTGCACGGCTTCTTTCAGGCCGTGGTCGGCGCCGCGCAGGATCGCGCCGACCGTCTTGCGGTTCAGTTTGAATTTGCCGCGTGGCGCCATCAGCGGCCCCCGCCGTACTTAGACGACACGGTCACGATCAGCTGCGACCGGTCGGCCCACTGTTCCAGGTGCTTGCGTACCCGTGCGTAGCCGCGGCGGCCGCGCACGGTGATCACGTCGCCGTCCTTCACAGGTGTGCCCAGGTCGTAGGCGATGGTGAATTCGGCTTCGTCCAGTTCGCCGCTGACGCCGTACGTCTTGACGGTGTTGCCGGGATCGACGCCGCGGGCGAACACGGTCACGGGGTCGCCGTCGGGCAGCGGCTGACCGGAATCGTCGCGGCCGAACTTCGGCGTGATGACGGTCTGTTCGCGGGTTTCGGCGACCGGTTCTTCGTGGGTGGCGAACACCCGCACGTGGGTGGCCGGGCCGACCAGGCGGTGCTTCACGTCGGCGTCGCCGGTCAGTTCGTACACGCGGCCGTCGTGGCGGATCGCGTCGACCGCTGTCAGCGCGCTGGTGTCCGCGTCGACGGGCAGCGCCACGGTCGCCTGATGGACCTGCACGGCCCCGGTTTCGCGGCGTTCGATGACCGATGTGATGGTCACGCTGCTGTTGCCCTTCGGCACCAGACGGTCGACCCGGTTCGGCTGCCCGTTGGCGTCGACGCCGACGACGGGATCGCGGAACACCAGGTCGACGGTGTCGGGTCCGATGGGTGCAGGCATCGTGTCACCAGCCTGGGTAACCCTGAACGGAACCGGGCAGCACCCGGCTGTCGGCGTACACGTCGAAGCCGCTGTCGAACCCGCCATACGCCGGCCCAGCTGGCGCCGACGACAGCAGCCCCAACTGTTCGCGGTGCGCGTCGGTGAAGTCCAGGAACCCCGACACTTCGGCCAGGGTGCCCGATTCGCGCCTGTTGTCGGTTTCCCATTCGTACTGGGTGTGACCGGCCCAGCCCTGCACAGCGGGCAGCGCGTCCTTCACCATTTCGAACGTGACCAGCCGCGCCATCGGATCATCGACGGCGGGCGCGGCCTGCCCGGCGTCGGCGAAGGCACGCCTGATCTGAATTGCCGCGGCGGTCAGCAGAAGGTCGACCAGCGCCGTTTCTTCGGTCGACAGCGTGCGGAACATCGCCGTGAATTCCGCTGTCGACAGGAACGGCGTTACGTCGGCCATCCGCTAACCCGCTTACTGACCGTCGTCTTCGTGGTCTTCGACGGCCTTAATCAGTGCCTGCTTATCCATGCCGTCAGCGTCGGCTTCCGACACGGCGCCGCTGTCGATGGCGTACGTGCGCCACGTTTCCGTGCGCGCCGTCTTCGCCGGTCGTTCCAGTTGCGCCACGACCGGCGCGCTGTTGGATTCGGCCAGCAATTCCGACGCGGTCGGATCGGGCAGCCCTGTGTGTTCAGGCTGCGTCGGATCGCCGTCGGACAGTTCGGCGTGCGACAGCGTTTCAGGGTCGTCGACCGCCGCCTGGCCGTCATCAGACGACTTCGATGCGATGGCCCCGGCCAGTTTGAAACGCTTAACGTCGGCTTCCGACAGCCCGCTGACGGTGTCCCCGCGCAGGTGACGAACCCGGTTGTTGCCGTCCTTATCGGACGTGTACAGCCGGTTCGCCACGACGACGTAATCGGTCACGGCGTCACGACCCCCGTAAGCCACAGCGCGGCCTTCGGCTGGTCGACGGCCAGGGCACGCTTATGCGTAGCATCCGACCGATACGATTCGGTCGGGCCGCCGTTGGGGCCGTTGCCTTCGGGGTACAGCGCCGTGAACTGAAGCGGCCGGGTGTCGCTGTAGAAGCCGACGGTGCCGCGTTCCATGACCAGCACGCGATCCATCGGGAACGTGCGCGACAGGACGACCGACAGGCCCAGAACGGTTTGCGGCAGCGCGCCCGTGTAGTTCGGCGCCTGCGCTGCGGGCACGTTGTACTGGTACACCTTCATGAAGTTGTCGTTGTCCTGCAAGATCGGCAGCAGGCCGTAGTGCATCACGATGGTGTCGGGTTCGAAACCATAAAATTCGTCGGTCGAACCACCTTCGGCTTCGGTCGGCGCCGCAGTGCTGACCTGTTCGATAGCCGTCGCGATGTCGGTGCGCGGCTTACCGCTGGACGTATCCCACGCATCGGCGACCGCGGTGGTCGGCACCAGCGCCGACTGCAACAGCGCCTTCACGCTGCGGTCGTTGTGCCGGCGGAACGTATTCCGCAGCTGCGTCATCTGGTCGTTGACCAGCCCGATGTTGTTTTCGTCGATCATTTCCTTCGAAACGCGGACGCCCAGGCCCTTCTTCGTGGCGTACGCGGTGCGCGGGATGCCCCGACGACCAGCCGACACGGGGATTTCGCCGAATTCGGCGACATCGGCGATTTCATCGTCCAGGAACGCGGGGTTCCCTTCGCGATAAAGCACCGACCCCGACGGGTTCGCGCCGCCGTTACGGAACAGCGCTTCGCTGATGAACTGGTTCTGCATCAGTTCTTTCAGCTTCGTGGGCACGAACAGCGGGTTCGCGACGATGTCGGCCACGGTGATCCGCGAACCATCGCTGACGCTGACGATGCCTGTGGGTGCAGTCATGTCTGTGTTTTCCCTTCAGTCGTTCCGGCGATGCCTACGCGGTGACCATCAGGCCAGTGGCCTTCGTGGCGACGACGACGCCCAGCGGTTCTGAGCAGTAGCCGACAATGGTGCGGGCGTCTGGCGTCGCCCCGGCCGGGGTCACCTGCCCGTTGGCGGCGCAAATCAGCTTGTCGCCGAAGTTCGCGTTCGCCGCGTAGGTGACCTTGCATTCGATGCCGCGGTCAGCGACGGCGACCGTGGTCGGGATGCCGACGACGGTGACGACCGGGCGGCCCAGGCCGTCAGTCGATGGCGTGGTGTTCACGTCTTCGGGCGCGATGGCGTCGGTCAGCGCGACGCCCAGCGCCTTCACCGATCCGGCCCCCGCCTTCTGAATCCGCCCACCTGCGACGGCTTCGACCACCATGCCGCCCGTGATGACAGCGTTGTCGGCCGGGGTGTAAGTCCGCGGCCCGGTCTTCCTGTACTGCACTGTGCCGCTCATGACTTAGACGACCTCCCATGCCTTGTAAGTAGCGTTTTCGGTCACCGACGCGACTGCCGAAGCATCCGCGTCGACGCTGTGGCCCGCTTCGTTCAGCGGCACAGCCACGCCGGGCTGCAAACGCTTCGTGAGCAGGTCTGTGGTGTCGGCGCGGTCGGCCGTCATCAGCGCCATGAAGTGATCGCGGCGCGACGGCATGATCCGGCCTTCGTCGATGGCCTTGTCAACGACGCGGGCATCGGCCTGCGCCTGCAACGTGGTCATGGCCTTCGCCCCGGCCTGCGCGCCGCTGATCAGGCTGTCGTAGGTGGCCTTGTCCAACTGCACCACGTCGCCCGCCTTCGCCTGCGCGCCAGCGGCGGCCAGCTGCTTACCGGCGTCAGCGTCGGCGTTGTCGCCGTCGTCCTGGCTGCCGTCGTCGCCGCTGTCGTCGTCGTCATCTTCTGGCCCCAGACCGACCGCGGCCAGCGCCTTCCTGATGTCGTCATCGCTGGCGTCGTCGGGAAGACCCAGCGACTTCGCGATGTCCTTCTTATCGGCCATGTTGCCGGTTCCCTTCTGTGACGGTGTTGCCTGCGCCGTCGGTGCAGGCGCGGCCGGTCGACCGCTGTAAGCAAAGAACTGTGCAGGTACAAGCGCCATCGCCGACGCGGCAGCCTGTTCGGTCAGGTCACGTTCGGTCGACGCATCGACTTCGTGGGCTAGGCCGGCGGCCACCATTTCGTCGGCGTTGTACCAGGATTCACGCTTCATCGCCCTGGCCCATTCGGGTGCGTCGCCGCCAGCGCGGTCGGCGTACAGCATCGCGATGGAACCGTTCAGCTTGTCCAACTGGTTGGCCGCGGCGCGCAGGTCTTCCACGCCGCCCATCGCGACGATTTTCGCGTTGTGCAGCATCGCTGACCCGTACTTCGACGTGACCACCTTGTCGCCCGCAACCATGATCATCGACGCGGCGCTGGCCGCCAGGCCGTCAACGTAGGTCGTGATCTTCGCCGGGTGCCGCATCATCGCGTTGGCGATGTTCAGCCCGTCCCACGCCGACCCGCCGGGGCTGTTGATCCGCACGTCGATTTCGTCGACATCCAGCGCTTCCATTTCTTCAATCAGCGCCGTCGGGTCCACACCTTCGCCGAAGAAGTCCACGCCGATCTGCGCGTACACGTGCACTTCGGCCTTCTTCGGGTTCGCCTTCATCTGGGCGACGCGCCACCAGCCGCCGCCGTCCAACACGTGGGCATTCGCCAGCGGTTTACGGAACAGGCCCAGCGGATCGAATGCGGTCGCCTTCGCCATCAGAACAGCGCTTCCTGTAGCGCGGCGCCAGCCTTGTGACCAGCGGCGGCGGCCCGCTTCGACGAATCACGCGAAGCCGACCGCGACGGGTTCGGTTTCGTCGGCTGCTGCACTGGCGTCCCTTCGTCAGCCGGGTCGTCTTCTTCAGGTGCAGACGGTAGACGGAAACGCTGGCGGATCGCACGCCGCACAGCTTCGTCGACACCCGAAGCGTCGTCGAACACGCCCGAATCGAACAGCAATTTGATGGCCGCCGCCGTCAAGTCCTGCTGCGATCCGATGGGTTCGAAGACCAGCTTCGGCGCGTTCGTGTCGGGGCCGAAGTTGATGTCAATCAGGTCTTCGATCACGTGCTGGTTCACGATCCGGCAGATCGCGGTGCAGTACGCCTGCACGGCCTGCACGAACGGGTCTTGCAACACAGACGCCAGCGCGTACGACCCGCCTTTGCCGTCCAGGTTCAGGAAGTGCGCCAGGCCCGACAGCGCGATGGCCCGGTCGTGGCCGTCGATGGCGCGGCGGATGTCGGGAAGGTTGCCCTGTACGCCCAGCAGTTCCAGCGCCTGCCCAGCTGCCAGACCGACGCCCGCTGACATGCCGCCGCGGAAGCCGCGGGCCAGCGCCGCCATCCTGTCGACTTCGCCCTGATCATCGGGCCGCGACGCCGTGCCGACCGGGACACCCATGCCGTTACGTTCAGCGACCGCGGCTTCGATGCGCAGCAGCTTGTCCTTCAGCAGCCAGTGTTTATATGCCGACCGCAGGATGGACTTGCCGTACCACTGGCCCGGCCGCTTATTGCGCGTGTAGACGACCAGCCGATTCACTGCCAGTTCGGCCGGTTGCAGGCCGTAAACGGTCTTCCCGGTCGCGGCCGGCGCGATCTGTTCGATGCCTTCCAGGCCGCCGTCCTTCGCGACGTTGAACTTCGCGATGGTCCACTGTGGGCGCGGCGCCAGCTTGCGAATCCAGAACCGGCCGTCAGGTGTCTGCGACCTGGGCCGGTAGACCTGTTCGAAGACGGCGTGCCCGTACTGCAACGTCGGCGACGCGACTTCGTCCAGGTGTTCCATGAAGTCGAAGCGGCCGCGGCTGCGCAGTTCGGTGCCGCGGGGTTCGTCTTCGCCTTCGATGGGCACGTTCAGGTTGCGCGACACGAATTCAGTGACCAGGTCGGGCGCGCCGTTCGGGATGATCCGCCAGGCCGTCGACCTGATCGGCAGACTGATCGCTTCCAGCAGCGACGTGACGCGGCTGTCTTCGTTGTCCATCCGGCTGTACACGGCGACCGACGCGGGCCATTGCAGTTCAGGCGTCTTTTCGAAGATGTCCCAGGCCGTCCAGCCGTCCATCTGATACGCGCCCTGCACGTAGCCCGATTCGCCGACCGGGGCTGCGGTCTTCACGCGTTCGGTCACGACGCCCATAATGCACGCGCCGACCTGCGGAATGCACGACGAAGGCCCGCCGCGATCCCCATGCGGCGGGCCTTCTGGTCGGTGTGGCTAGCGGTCGGTCCAGTGCGACAGGCCCGCATTCACCAGGTTGTTGATCGCCGCAGCGATAGGCAGCTTGCGCTGTTCGGCGTAATCCAGCAGTTCAGCAAGCCGCGTCCACGATGCGAAGTCGATGACCACGCCGTAGGCGACATCTTCGACGGGCAGCAGGCTGATGCCGTATTCGGCGACCTGCGGATCGGTGTCCACGTCGTCGATGCCCCAGTCGTCGGCCTTGTCGTCCAGCATTTCAGCCGCGCCGCCGCGTGTGGTGTGAAGCGATGTCCAGCCGACGCCGTTCGCCAACTTCAGTTCGGCCACGAACAGGCGCGGCGCGGCCAGCATGTCCATGCGTGATGATGCGGTCATTTCGTCGGATTCCCTTCGGTTTCGGGCAGCAGTTCGACCCAGTCGGATTCGATTTCGTCGTCTTCGTACGGGCCGCCATCAGCGTCGGCGTCCCAGTCGACAGCCAGCAGCCCGTCGTCGTTGTGCACCACGGTGCCGACGATGGCGTGGTTGCGGACCAGCCGCACCCGGTCGCCCTGCGCGTACGGCGCGGTCACTTCAGCACATCCGCAGCGTCGACCGCTTCGACCAGCGTGCGCGGCATCCGCAGGTAACGGTCGGCGTCCCCGCCAGCCTTCGCCAGATTCACCCGGTCGCCGCCCTTGTCCGCGATCACGACGTACAGCCCAGGAAACTTGCCCTTCGTCACGCGCACGAACTGGCCCAGCACGTAGTACGTGACGGGTGGCGGCACGGGCACGGCGGTGACGGTCGCGCCGCCGCCTGCGGTGATCGTCTTGGCTTCGACCGGTTCGACCAGCATGTACCGCGGGGCCTTCAGCATCCGCGTGCCGGGCGTGGCGCCTTCAGGCCGAAGCGTGACGTTGACCGGCGCCAACTTCACGACGGTCCAGACGCCGGGGTACTTCGGATCATCGACGCTGACCTTGTCGCCGATCTTCGGGTTCGTGATGGTGTTCGACATGTCGGATTTCCTTCGGTGTGGTGGGTGATTACTTGCGGGTGTCGACGCTGGCGGTATCGCCCGCGACGGTCGGGTACTTGTCGCCGCAGCCGTTGGCCCGGCTGGCGGGTGCGGCTTCGGCCTTCGCATAGCCGCGGGCGATGGCGTCGGCCACGGCAGCCTGCGCGCTGGGCGCCCAGACCAGGGTTTCGCCTGTCAGCCGCCACGTGTTGACCGTGTACAGCAGGTAGGCGAAGTGTTGTTCCGACGGCCGCGGGTAAATCATGTTGACGACCGTCATGCTTGTGCTTGGCATGGAAACGACGGTAAAGGTTCGTGGTGTAGTTGTCAACCACTACCGGGTGAATGTTCCGCCGCGTCGCGCCGCCTTCTGCCGCCGCGACATCTTCAACTGAAGGCCCTTCGATTCCATCAGCGCCCGATGTTTCTGCGCCGCAGCGAACCGGCCGCCGCGCATCTTCCGCACAGCGTTCGTCGTCGCCCACAGCCCGCGCCGACGCCAGATCGGATCACGATGCAGGCGATGGACAGCGTCATGGCAGTCAGGGCACACAGGGACCAGGTCGGTCAGGCGTTCGGCGCCCAGCCGCTTGTACGTGCGGTGATGCAGGTGCATCCCTGGCCGCCGGGCGGCCCCGCAGCAATAGCATTCATGCGGCAGTTTCGACTGCCAGTAGCGTTCGCGGGTTGCGCGCCACGCTGGGCTGCGGATGTAGTCGGTGTAACTGATTCCTGTGGTCGTTTTGCGTCGTGGTTCGCTCATGTTTCGATCCCCTGTCGGAAGTTGCGGGTCAGGTTCAGCCGGAGCTGTGTCGGAAGTTGGGCAGCGCGGCCCCTGTGACGGGACCGCGACCAGCCGATCAGCCGTCGCAGGCCGTCGTCGGTGTATATGCGGGCTTCGGGGTGAAGCCAGGGAAAAGGATGTCGCAGTGCGCTACTTCGAACCCATCAGATTCGGTGCTGCCCGATTCCTGCCTTAACCAGCACAGCGCCTGCGTCGGGATGTGCCCGCTGGCAATTCCGGGCACGTATAGGGGACGCGGCTATAACCCGCTACGCCATGCCCTATTGCTTACGGGCAGACCAGTAATTACGCTGCTGGTATCAGCGTGTTTTGTCGGTGTGGAAACTGCAAAAACGATGTGACGAAGGCCCCGACCGGAAACGGTGCGGGGCCTTCGTGTTTGTTCGGACAGTTGCGGTTCCAGCGGGCTGTGAAGCGGCTGGAAGATTCATAGCGACTAGTTCTACACCCGATTTACCTGCGTTGTCACACACCCACGCCGGGCCTACCAGATGTTGTGTCGCCGCCGCCATCAGACCACCAGCCCTAGAACGACATCGCTGTAACGTCGTCGGCGCCGACATCGGTGCCACTGACTGGTGAATCCAGGTCCACATACGACCCGCCGCCCTGTGGCGCCGCAGCTGGCTTCCGTTCTTCGGCGAAACGCAGCACGCCGTCGTACGCCAGGGTCACAGCCTTCAGCGGGGCCATCGTGTTGTCGGTGTCATCCCAAACGAAGTCACCGCGGGGAAGCCTGCGCACCTGGGCGCCATCCACGGCGTCGTGCAGGATGATCTGGCCCATATGGGTCACGTCGCCGGCTTCCACAGCATCGACGAAGCCGCCCGTCGCGGCCGCCAGCCACGGCGTCGTCGCGACTTCCATTTCCACGTCCAGCTTCAGCATGAAGTTCACGATGGGCTTCGCGTGTGACCGGTCGTCGACGATGATCGCCGCCGGATTCCACAGATCACGCAGCCCCAGCAGGTACGCCGCGACCTGGCCGATGTGCGCCGCTTCGTAATAGCCGACTTCGACGTGCACCCGACCTTCCACGGTGCGCTGCCCGGCCGCGATGCACCACATGCGCCGATCCATCGACCGTTCCACGACCAGAACCACGTCGCCGACCAGAAGCGGATTCTTATCCATCAGCGCGTCCCAGCGGTCGATGTCGATGGCCGGTTCGTCGCCTTCTTCGGGCGGCGGCCATTCGCCCCACGACAGGTAATCGGCTTCGACAATGGCCCGCGCAGCCGCAGTGCGCGCCGTGCGGAAGTCCGACGCGATTTCGCGGGCACGCACGGTCACGCCGAACGACGGCATCGCCAAACGCCACGTTTCAGGATCGTCGCGTTTGCGCCCGTCAGGCGCACGCCATTCCGCCGCGTACAGGTCGGCGTCGTGGCGCAGCCCGTTCCAGCGCAGGTTCGCCAGAACGTGACAGTTCGGATGCTGCGACCACACGGCCGCCGTGCTGATCACGATGATCTGCGGGTTATCCGACGCCAGCCGGGCGCCCGCCGTGTCCTGGCGGTGCGTGTCCTTCAGGTCATACCCTTCGTCGAAGATCGCCAGGTCGACCTTCGTCATGCCGCGGCCGACGGCCTTCGTGCGCGGCCCCATTTCCAGGCGTGCGCCGTTCTTCAGCGCGATCACGCCGTGGTTCCCGGCCTTCGAATGGCCGTCGGTCACGCCGGTCTTCACCGACTTGTCCAGCCGCTTCGCCAGCGACGGCCTGGCGTCGATGATCGCCACGATCCGGTCGTAAACGTCTTCGACGGTCAGCCACTTCTGCGCCGTGTAGACGATCTTTTCGCCCAGGAAGAACAGGCCGTACAGGATGCGGAAGACGACCAGCTGCGTCTTCCCGTTCTGCCGCGGGATGATCAGGCAAACGTCGGGATGCGCCCACAGCCCATCAGGTCGGGTCGCCAGTATTTTGCGTTCGGTTTCCCACTGCCAGCCGAACAGCGGGTGCCCGACCTTGTGCGCGAACTTCGCGCAGCGGTCGCCGTGCGTGGCGAAGTCGGCGGTTTCGTCGAACCATTCCCACGACGGGGCCGGGTTGCCTTCCAGCCGCGGCGGATCAGACACCCACCACGGCCACATGTCGCCGTCGTCGGTGCGGGGCTGGCCGCGGTGGCGCGGCGACTTCACCGCGACGCCGGCGGCCACCTGATCGTCGGTAAGCGTCATCGGCGCCGCGGCCGACCTTCGCGGAACAGCGGGATCACCTTCGCCAGCGGCCGGTCGTCCTTCGGCTTCTGCGGCCGCGGGTTCGGCGACCGCCACGCCTTACAGTCACAGCGCCGCAGGCCCGGTTCAGCCGACGGCCGCCAGCCGAAGCACCCGCCGCGTCGCTTGGCGCCACGATGCTGCGCCGCAGGATGCCCGCAGCGGCACTTCTGCGCCCACTGTTCATCAGCGACGGTCATGGAAACGCCACCTTCCGAAGTGGTTGACAAGTACGCCACGCGTGGCTTATGGTTACACCACTGACATCGCAACGACAACTTCCCTTCGGGGCGCATCCGGCGCCCCGACTGTCCCGAAAGGGGTTGCCATGTCGGCTTCCACTTCCTTCGCCCCCAGCACCACGCATACGGTGCAGTTCGTCGACGCCGACGGCGACAAGGTGTTCGCCGAATTCACCAGCGGCGCCGACGCGTGGGCCTTCATGCGCCTGTGCGACGCCCACGGCGTCAGCGCGGGCTTCCCCCAGTGGGTCTAGGCCCAGCCTGACCAGCGGCCCCGCTTCGGCGGGGCCGTTCGCGTTAGTCGATGTCAAGATCGTCATCTTCGTCGGGATCATCAGGATCATCGCCCCGCTGGCGGTCGATTTCCCGCAACAAATGCCGCAGCAGCGTCGACTGGTTGCGTTCTTCGATCAGCAGCGCGTCGATCTTCACTTCCACCCAGATGCGACCACGCTTCGCATCCGACCGCGGCAGTTTCAGCTTCAGCCATGCGTCAGTGTTCCCCGACAGGATCGCGTCGATGTCATCCAGCCGGTCAGCTGTGCGGGCGGCCTGGCGGATCAGCAGCGTGATTCCGATGGCGTCCCCTTTTCGCGGCAGATCGGCCCGCAACTGGGCGCCAGACGACAGCGGTTTGCTGATCGGTGCCCGTTTCGCCCTGGTCGGCGCCCGTTTCGCTGCTTTTTTGGCCGGTTGAATGCCCTTGCGCGCCTGCGTTTTTCGTGGTGTTGCCGACTTCTTAACGGCCGCAACGCGTTTCGCGGGCGCAGCCTTCTTCGCCGTCATGCGGCGTTTGCGCAGGTCAGGGGCCTGTTTTTTTCGGTGGCCGGAAAAAAAACCTGAC